GAACTCCAGCCAGCTGGCGCCCGGCGCTGTCCTGCTGGCGCCCGGCGCTGAACTCCAGCCAGCTGGCGCCCGGCGCTGTCCTGCTGGCGCCCGGCGCTGAACTCCAGCCAGCTGGCGCCCGGCGCTGTCCTGCTGGCGCCCGGCGCTGAACTCCAGCCAGCTGGCGCCCGGCGCTGAACTCCAGCCAGCTGGCGCCCGGCGCTGAAAAGCAAAAGGGGCTTCAGCTCCTCACATCCGGTGGAATGCGAGGAGCTGAAGCCCCTAGGCGAGTTCGGTGCGCGGCTAGCGCATCGGCAAAATCAGACGGTCAGGTGTCTATCGGCAATTGTCGTTTCGTGACCACAAAAAGCAAAAAGCCCGAACTAGTCGGGCATTTTGCTTTTTGGTCTTGGGCTATTTTGATGCCAGCCTTCGGCGAGTCCATGAGTTCGGCGATAGCGGCTTAATTGGCGTTGCAGATACGCTTACTGCGCCTTCGGCATCGCTTAGGCTTGCTGCAATCTTTGCGATGGCCCCCGCTGCACTGCGAGCGGCTACAGGTTCGATTGACGTGCAATCGCCGTCTGCTATTTTGACGCTTACTTTCCAATTTTGCAGTTTGTTCATTTCAATTGCCCCAGATAGGTGTAATTTCGCAAACGAAGCCGCTAGCTTTGCGAATCATCAAAAAGCCGCGTGCACTATGCCGCTGTACGAAGTCCGAGTGACCGGCCGGTGTACCGTCCGCATGAGCTTGCCAGCTTACGCGCCATTTGATCGGCCTTGCGAATTTATGCATTGTTGGCCCCTTGCAGTTCGTCTCTACACACTACCTGCATGCCAGTGTGAGGCCATGCGCCGAAATTGCCATTAGGTAGCCACGAGGGCGCGTCGATACACCCGGACGCGCTGAAGTCTGCATTGATTGCCGGATAGTAAGCTGTGCGGCTTACTGCGCATGCGTATATGCGTTCCTGGGTCAACAATACTTGCGAGTCATCGGCGATCTGCTGTGCGTGCTTATTCGTCATCATCGGCTTTCGAGATTATGTCGTTACCTGAGAGCATGCTGTAGAAAAGCCTACCACTGGGATGCCATCTGTCGAATTGCCCCGTGCTGTAGTGTGCGCTGCAATTGTCCAGCGAAGTCCTAATTCCTTGATACGCAATTCTGCGAAATACTGCGCTCTGTGCAGCAAGCTTTCTGGTGCCAATGGATCATTCATCAGCCTTTCGGCCGAATACAGCTTTGTGGAATCCAGTATCTGTGGGATCTTCACCGAATAACGATTCGGCTTTGTATTTGTCGCTGACACCCATTTGACGATGACTACCGCGCGGCTATCTAGATAGGCCATGATCAACGCGCTCCCACCGTAAGCAATTCGAGTGCCTTAACCTTTAGCTCGTGCCCCTGGCCAAACCAAGCCGAGGTAAGCCTAGTGTCTTGCGTGCGGCTTGCCGAATGGTCGATGAATTCGGTTACAGCGTTGAACAAGCCCCATTTGGTACCTGCTGCACCCGGATGATCTGCGCCACGGCCTGCGCCCTCAAAAAGGGACATGACCTTTGGGATGTTACGGTGTTCGCGTTGCTCCCCCACCGGCTGTGAAAGTACCATGTCCAAAATTGAAGCGTCAGACATTTGTGGGGCAGGTGCGGGCGCGACACTCGAAACCACCGGCTTCGGCTGGCCGAATAGCTCGCGAAGCACTCCCACGGCATCGGCCTTGCTGATTCCCGAATTAGCCATTTCGCGGGCCTGATTCATGAACTGGTCAAAGGACTGACGCGCTACGCCTAGATGCTCCTTTACGCTCGCCGCGTCAAATTCTGAGCGATGCGATACGCTGATGGCACCTTTCGTGCCTTTCGCAACTTTGCCGGTGGAAGATGCGCCTACATCGGCAAATGCCGTGCGCATCGTGTTAGCGCATACGACCCTTATGCTAGTCATTGCGGCCATTGTGCGCATTGTCCCATCCAGGGACGTAGCGAGTAGGAGATTGCCACGCACTCGATCGCCGGGGGCGACTAAGCCTTCAGTGTGATTTGAAGCTAAGGCCCAAAGGCGGCGACCACCTTGCATCGTGCCAGCCGTGTGGATATGCCAGTCACCGGCTTCAGTCAGATCGCGAAAGAATTCAAGGACTTCCAGGGGCTGGACCAGTTTGTAGTCCTTCGATACCGTAGCGAGCGGGGCGCCGGTGTCAGAGCGATAAATCACGTGCTTGTCACCGAATTCGCGCATTGTGTCGCCGAACGGGTATTGCACTGCACTGCGCTTGGCAGTCCAGTCCAGACCGGCTTCGCGTGCCCAGACTTCGATTGTCGCGCCTTGCGTTACCCGCTGGCCTAGGCCGTGCCAGGGTGTCTCACCAACAAAGGCCATTTCGGTCTGACCATTTGCGCGGGTCGTTAGTTCGTGTGCCATTTTCGTCAATCCTAATTGTTTCGCTCAATGTGAGCGGCAGTGTGCGGAAATCGCACTGGCTTACGCTTGTTGCGCAAGCCAGTAGGATCTGACGATTAGAGTCCGGCCTGATTCATGCGAGTGCTAAGTGCAGATGCTGTTGTGCGGGAAGCGTTAGCTTGCACATCAGTTGCGTAGTCAAGACAGATGATGGTAGCTGCTGCAACTACTGCGATTAGTACGATAAGACGGATCATGGTGGTGGCTCCTGTTTCGATAAGTCAATTATTGATCGACAATTCTAAATTCGTATCCCGGGTGAACCCTAGGTTCTGGGCTCAACATTAGAGTGGACAGACACCCAGTTCTTCCAGTAGCAAAAGGCACGTTTTGATTTTGCAATTTTGGGCAAGCATCACGTTCGTGTCATTCGTTTCAAGGGCGGCGGCGTACCGGATGCGGCTCCGCTGCAGGATGCTAAGGTAACGGCTAATCGAAGCGGCGGTGTAGTCTGTCGGCATGTTGCTTGCTCCTGTTTGCGTGAGTCAATTATGAATTGTTAATTCTTAATTCGTATCCCGGGTGAACCCTAGGTTTGCTTCAAATATCAAGGGGGTGGAGGACGCCCCAGCCTTTACGCTCGCGTTCATCGCGCAAAGCATCATCTTGCAAACGGGCAATCAGTGCTTGCTCGACAGCTGCATGCATCTGGACTGGTGCAGTGCGGCGCAATGTGGACAGCTTGGAGATGGTCGACGCATAACGTACTGCGTGATCGGCTGTCTTCGTCAGATTGAGGATTAGGGCCATGGTGGGGTGTCTCAGTGGTTTGCGATGAGCAATTCTAATCCAAATTGGAATTGTCTCGCAAGTGGAATTCTCCACACTTCATAGGTATGGCCGAGCTGGGTGCATGGTGGTGGGTGCATGGTGGTGGGTGCATGGTGGTGGGTGCATGGTGGTGGGTGCATGGTGGTGGGTGCATGGTGGTGGGTGCATGGTGGTGGGTGCATGGTGGTGGGTGCATGGTGGTGGGTGCTTCATCATGAATGGTTTTCATGATGCTTTGAACTTCTCGGTTGATTCTTGATCTATGCGATTCATATAGGAATATGGTTTAGAGCAACGTTCAGATCTTCGCGAATGGCTTTTTGAAATTTGCGATCAGAATTTGAATGTTTTTGAATCAGATCTGATCTATCACATTCGTTTCTGATCCATTAGATTAGTAAATAGTGGTTTACCCCAGGGGACCCTGTATGAATGCTTTTCATGCGGGTAACGGAGAGCGCTTTAAACGCAAATTTATGTGATTTTCATTCAGATGCTTATTTTTGGACTGAAAACGAAATCGACCCTGGCCAAAATAAGGGTTTCCACTAATTCCAAACACCAATAAAATGCGCCAATCCTATGGACACAACCAGTGGCCTTTATATGAACAACCTTGATTCGATATTCAATCCGGCGCTACAGCATCCAGAAATGCTGTTCAACAGCCCTGCAGACCAGCTCATCGCAATGGGAAGCAGCGGTAAAAAATCGCGTGCGGGCGCAAGGAAGAAGCGCTCTGAAAAGTCCTACGACGAACTGTCCGACCTGGGGTATACGGAATACCAGAAGTACGAGAAAGGACGGGCGCGCAGGGAAACAGCAGCTGCCGAAAAGGCTGAGATGGATACCGGCGTGATGGCCGGTCGCCTGGTCTACCGTGAAGACGTGCAGCTCAAATCAACGCGGGCGTTTGCCATGTGTTCGCAGTCGCTAGATGCAATCCCAGACGAACTGGAAGCCAAGTTTGGGCTCGACCTTGACCTGGTCGAAGGGATTCGCGCGTTCATTGATTCGGCAAAGCAGAACCTCGCAAACAAGCTCCGAGACATGTTCCTGGAAGGCGAAGATGAGGAAGCGCAGCCATGAACTCGGATTCGATGATTGACGATGTTGACCATGGGCGTCGAGCTGCACATGATGTGGCGTTTGGCTGGAAGGCCATGCTGCCGTCAAAGCGGCTGACGGTGTCACAGAGTGCGGCGCAGAATTTGTATTTCAGTTCCCCTGGCCAAGTAGCCGGATTCTGGGATTCAAGCCGCACGCCTTACATGGTCGAGCCGATGGACGTGCTGATGTCTCGCCGACACGAGTCTGAAATATTCGTCGGGCCGGCACGCACAGGCAAATCCGCGGCGCTATTGCTGGGGCTGCTTACGCACGCAGTGACCAGTGACCCGGGCGATATGTTGATTGTGCAAATGACTGAGGTGAAAGCTCGCGACTTCTCGAAGTCAGACATAAAGAGAGCACTCGCGTCGGACAACCTGAAGGCAGAGCTGACGCCGTCGAAGCATGCCGACAACGTTTATGACAAGGTGTTCCGCAACGGGACATTGCTAAAGATTGGCTGGCCAACAATCGCCAATTTGTCATCCTCCAGCTTCCGCTATGGCGCGGTAACCGATCTGGATCGGATCGTGAATCGAGAAGACGTTGACGGCGAAGGCCCGCTGTTCAACCTGCTGTTGAAGCGGACGCAGACCTACAAATCCAGAGGTATGGCCCTGGCCGAATCATCGCCGGGCGGAGAAATCACAGACCCGAATTTTATTCCCAGCGGTGCGCACGAAGGCCCCAACGTGACGGGGATCATCGGGCTGTATAACGCCGGTGACAGGCGTCGTTGGTACTGGAAATGCCCGCTTTGCGGCTACTGGTTCGAGCCAAAACCAGATTTGAGTCTGTTCGAGCTGCCGCCTGACGACGTTCTGATCGAGACAATTCGAGATGCGAACATTTACACGATTGTGCAGGAACACAATCGCATTATCTGCCCGCACAACCGCTGTCAAATCGGACCGAAAGCCAAATACGAAATGAATTTACGCGGCCGGTGGCTGCGCGAAGGTCACATACTGACGTGCAGAGACGAGCTTATCGGCACGCCACGTGAATCCGCATCGGCAACGTTCTGGCTTGGCGGTATTGCAGCGGCATACCAGTCCTGGGCGTCATTGCTGGAGAAGCACCTTAACGCCTTGCGTCATTACGCGGTCACCGGCGAGGAAACGCAGCTGAAAACCACGACGAACGTTGACCAGGGGGCTTGCTACATGAGCCGCCGGCTGCTGGAGGCCAAACGCACTGCGTTAGACCCTGCGCAGCGCAAGGAACCTGGCCTGATTCGCTACGTTTGCCCGGAAGAAACGCGATTTATTGCAGCTGCTGTGGACATTCAGGGCGGCCGAAACCCTCATTTTGTGGTGCAGGTGCACGCAGTTGGGCCTTATCTGGAACAGTGGCCAATTGATCGTTTTTCAATTCGTGAGTCAATGCGCGAGGGCACTGAGGGTCCGGACGGTCCAAAAGCGCCGTTAGACCCTGCCCGCTACGCAGAAGACTGGGATTTGATTACGGAAAAGGTCTTGCGGGCTACCTACCGCACTCAGTGTGAAGGGATTGAGCTGCGCGTGCGCATGACTGCGGTCGACTCGGGCGGCGAAGACGGGGTGACGGACAAAGCATACGACTGGTCGCGCCGGGCGCGCGCCGAAGGCTTTGGGGATCGCTTCATCCTGGTCAAAGGTGAAGGTAAAAAATCAGATTCAGTCATGGCCATGATTGTTGAAACATGGGTTGGTGGGCGCTCTGGCAAGGAAGTAGGAGACATCCAGCTGTTCAGGTTGAATTCAAACAAGCTAAAGGACGCTGTAGACAAGGGATTGAAGCGACCGACACCCGGGCCAGGCTACATCCATATTCCAGCCTGGATGACGCAGTCCATGCTCGATGAATTTGGATCGGAAATACGCCAGGAAAATGGTACATGGGTGCAGATTCGAGCGCGCAACGAGGCGTTTGACTGCTCGGTCTACATCAGGGCATGCTGCCTGCGCCTGGGGGTCGATCACATCTCCTGGCTAAATCCCCCGAGCTGGGCAGAGCCAATGCCAGACAACAGCGACTGCGTAACGTCCGACATTCGGCGCGAATTGCAGGAAAACACGCGGATCGACTGGAAAAACAGGCAAATCACCCCGGCAACGCCTAAACCGGCCCCTGCCAGACGCGTCGTAAGGTCGAATTACATGAACAATTAACGACCAATTTTGAAAATTAAGGGTGATTTTTGCGTAGTGGCTGACCGCGAAATTTAGAGCTAGCTCCCTAGAATCTGTGCGAAATCTTCGGCATTTTTGGAAATTCGCATGGCATTTACCACGCAAGACCTGATAAATGTGAACGAAGCCATTGCCAGCGGGGCAAAGCAAGTCACAATTGGCAATCAGAGCGTAAGTTACCGCTCCATGGAAGAGCTTAAGACGGCTCGCCAGATCATCATGGATGAGCTGGCGGTAGCCGAAGGTACAACGCCACCGATTCGCACGTTCAGGGCGTATTTCGGCGGTCGTGGGTTCGATGATTCAGGGTGCAGGTGATGGCTGGCGGACGAAAGCCCGGCCGGCCGCCCCTGGCCGAGAAGAGCGTCAGGCATCTTTTCGGCGATTCACAGTCTTCACAAGCGCAGCAACCGCGTAGCAAGCCGTCAAAGTCATCGCCGAAATCAGCACCGTCAAAAGAAAAAACTGCTCAGGGTTTTGATGTTTCAGAAAACGGGCTGGTTTCGGCGGTCAACCGCTACGATGGGGCAGGCAACGGACGCAGGTTGAGGGGTTGGAACCCGCCGCGGTCCGGTCCCAACGTCGCGACGATGGGTTTACAGAAGCTGCAGGACCGGTCGCGCGATGCCTCGCGCAACGACTGGGGCAGCAGTGCGGCAGATCGGCGCTGGGGATCGGCGCTCATCGGCGTGGGGATCATGCCGCGTCCAAAGCGAGGCCTGGCCAAAGAGAAACGTGCTCGTCAGGTCGAAGAGTGGATCGAGTGGTGCAAGCAGGCTGACGCCGACTGTGTTCTGGACTTCTATGGGCTGGAATTGCTGTCTACCTTGGAATGGATGGTTTCTGGCGAGGCGTTCATCCGATTTCGCTATCGGGACGACTCGTTTGGGATGAAGATCCCACTGCAATTGCAGATTCTGGAAAGCGATTACTGTCCTGTCGAGCTGGATTCTGACTACTGGCCGCAAGCGATGGTCGGCAACAGGGTGCGTCAGGGGATCGAATTCGACAAACGCGGGCGCCGCGTTGCCTACTATTTCTACAAAGAACACCCCACTGACGGCGTTACAGCGTCGGTCAACATGAGCGATCTGGTGCGCATACCGGCTAGTGACGTGTGTCACCTGTATGAGCCGCTGCGCGCGGGGCAGATTCGCGGCGTTCCCGATGCTGCGCCTGTCTTAACCTACATGCGCGAGATGCTTGACTACCGCGGCTCAGTCCTGGAACGTCAAAAGCTCGCGAATCTGCTGGTTGGCTTTATCAAGCAGACGACCGGTACAGCCATGTCGCCAACGCACGACCCGCTGACTGGCATGCCACTCAATATGAACACGGACGGCACGGCGAGCATTGCGATGGAACCAGGCGCGCTGAATGTGCTGGGGCCTAACGAGGATATGACGTGGAGCAATCCGCCGGAAGCCGGCACGACCTACAGCGAATACGTCAGAACCGAAAACATGGCGCTTGCCGCCGGGCGCAACCTGCCGAATGAGATTTTCAGCGGTGACCTGGTCAACATATCCGACCGGACGCTGCGGATCATCATCAACGAATGGCGCCGTTTCTGCGAGCAACGCCAATGGTTGATTCTAATTCCACAGTTCTGCCAGAAGGTGCGTGACGCATGGGTCGCGGTCGGCGTTGCGTACGATGTCATTCCGCTGGAAGACGCCAAGGATTGGCAGAATTGCGAATGGGCAACGGATGCCTGGCCAGACATTCACCCGTTCCAGGACATTCAAGGCCGACAGATGGAAGTCGATGCTGGCTTCCGTTCGCGGCAATCCGTCATCGCGGAGCGCGGAGAAGACGCCGTAACAGTCGACGAAGAGCGCAAGGAAGACAAGGAACGCGAAGACGCGTTCGGCCTGGGGCCGCCCGACCCGCTTCAAGTTGATCCGAAGACCGGCAAGCCCGACCCTGGCCAAAAGAAGCCGGTCAAGAGCGACAAGCCAGCTTGGAAGAATGAAATTGACGTTGTCGATCTGGTCGCAAAGCTGTTCGCCGGCACGGCAGCGCTGATGACGGCGAACAAGCCCGAGCCGCTCGCAGCGCCGGTGTTCAACGTGCACAACAACCTACCGGCGCCGGAAGTCAAGGTCGAGGTGACAAACGATGTCGAGCCGACTGAGGTTGTCGTGAACAACCTGCCGGCGCCGGAAGTCAAGGTCGAGGTGACAAACGATGTCAAGCCGACTGAGGTTGTCGTGAACAACCTGCCGGCGCCGGAAGTCATCGTCAACAATACCGTGCAGCCGCCCGATGTCGTCGTCGAATTGCCTAACCGTCAGACAGAAACCACGGTTGAGCGAGACGTTTACGGAAACATCATCAAATCCACTGCCGTTGAAACCACTATTCAATAAGGACTGTCATGTCAATCGTATCTGGCGATATCGAGATCCGTCTAAGCGGCGGATCGAGCAACACCGACAAGGATGCGTCGATTGGCGGCGCCAAGTCGTCGACCGTGCTGTCGGGGAACATCTTCGACACGGTTTCCAGCGCGGAAGCGCTTGCCGGCGACACGGAATACCGCTGCGTCTACGTGCACAACGCCCATGCAACGCTGTCGATGCTGTCACCAAAGGCCTGGGTTCTTTCAGACACGCCTGCTTCGGATTCGTCAATTGAGTTCGGCTGGGGCGCGGCCGCGGTCAACGCCAACGAAACCGCAATCGCCAACGAGAATACAGCGCCGTCCGGCGTGACGTTCTCAGCTGGTGCCAGCGAGGGCGCTTCGGTGGCGTTGGGCGCGGATATCCCCCCTGGCCAGGCGAAGGCATTCTGGTTCAAGCGGATCATCAACGCGTCGGCGGCCGCGGGAGCGTCAAACCCCTGGTCAATCCGATTCAAGTTCGACACGCTGTAAGCCGGCGGCGCCATGACTGAAATTGTCGCTGACCGCGTCCTGGAGACGACAACCACCACCGGCACCGGCGCATTGACGCTGGCCGGTGCGGTGGTGGGCTTTCGCACATTCGCCTCAGTGTGCGCAAACGGCGATACAGCCTACTACTATGCCGAAGAGGTCGACGCGTCAGGCGTCCCGACTGGCGCCTGGGAAACTGGAATTGGTACGTGGGGCACAGGAGGCGTCTTCACCCGGACAACGGTGCACGCCAGCTCCAATGCTGGCGCTGCAGTCTCATTTGCAGCCGGCACCAAGCGCGTAGGGCTCGCGGTAACCGCAGCCAAGGTCGCTGCCGCAACGCCCTCTACGATCGTCTGCAACGGCAACGCTGTCGACTTGCCAGCGTGGTCACCTGTGCAGCGCATCCAGGTGGGCGGAGCGGACGGCGTTGCCAGCGGAATTGGAATTGATTCCTTTGCGACTACCCCTCAGGTGGTGATGCGCCGGGCGAACGGAACCAATGCCTCGAAAAGCGCAATCGTCACCGGTGCATCGTTTTTCTCATTCCTCGCTTCCGGCTACAAAGCGACTGTCTACAGCGGCAATGCCGGCGCGTTTTCGTTCAATGCGAGTGAGAATTGGACTGACACTGCTACGGGTTGCCAGGCTCGTATCGGCACTACGCCCATTGGCTCTACGACCAGAGTGCAGTCGCTTACGATAAGCGACACAGAGGTGGCTGCGCTCGGCCAGCTCACCGGCAGTGCACTCGGCACGGGTGTCCCAGTCACGAAGACGGCCGACTTCACCGTGGTCGCCACCGAAACTTCAATCATCAACAACAAGTCAGGCTCTACTTGCACTGCCACATTGCCGGCGGCAGCGAGCTACCCTGGTCGTTGGTTGTTCATCAAGAATCATCAGGCTCAGCTCGTGGTTTCGGCATCGAGCAACGTTGTTCCGCAGGCTGGAGGCTCAGCAGGAACTGCCATCCTGGCGGCGACTGCTGGCAAGTGGGCGCTGCTTCAGTCCGATAATAGCAACTGGCAGATCATGTTGAGTAACTGATATGTTACTCGGCAACTATCCTCTAGCTTCTGTTCCAATTGGCGATTCCGCTAAGTTAAATGTGCCGGCATCGTTGACGGTCGACATTACACAGAACTTTGCGGTTTACAACAAAGTGCCAGTGAATGTTAGTTTTCATACGTCCAGCGGTGTCGTCCTGTATGTCGGGCGCGCAGCGCCGTAGATGGCTGTCGAGCTGCGTCACAATTAAAGGACGATATGTCAGTCACAATTCAATCCGGTAGCATTGTCGAATACGTCGGCGCTGTAGGTCCGAGTCCACTGAGTCAGGATTTGTCAGTCGTTGTTAGTTCTGGTTCCAATCTAGCAATATATCTACTCGTCGGTTTATTCGGTGGAGGAGATGACGGGACATGGAATACACCGACATTAGACGGTGTACCGATGACTGCGGTACGCAATTCGTCATTTGCTCAAAACACAAACACCTATGTGTACAGGATATTGGCACCATCGCCTGGCACACGCACTCTGCAAGTTTCGGTTTCGGCTTGGACTGGCTGGGGTGCAAAATTCATGGCGTTCTGTGCTGAAAACGTCGATCAAACGACGCCAGACACAACGCCAGTGACATCTGCGGACAGCAATCAGTTTTCGCCCATGTCAGTGACGCTTGCATGTCCTGCAGGTGGCATTCTTGTCGGCGGCGCTGGCGTTTACGGAGATGGCCAACTAACAGCGTCAGTTTCGCCAGAAGTCGATTTCGCCGCCCGTTCGTCAGCTTCATCACGCGACTTGCTGCATTTCTATAAAGTAAACGCAAATGACTTGAGCGTAACATTTACTAACGGCAACACGCAGGCGACACTAGTTGGCTTTGCCATCAATCCTGCGAGTGCGTCTACGCCGTCAGATGCTCTACGTTGCAAATTTCCGTTTTCAATTCTCAATCACTGAAGGGGTATTTCATGCCACGCGTTTACACCGTCGTCCTGCAAGCCGTAGCGGTCACCGCCGCAGTTGATCTGTTCGAGCTGACACCGGCTGACGACAAACCCATCGAGATCATTGGCTTCGAGATTGGTCAGACATCAGACAGCGGCGATGCTCAGGACGAACAGATTCGCCTGAGCATCGGGCGCGGCAATGCCACCAGCGGTTCGGGCGGGTCTGGCCCCACGCCTATTCCGATGGAACCGAACGACGCTGCCGCTGGGTTTACGGCTGAGGTTGCGAATACGACCCAGGCCAGCTCTGGCACACTGGTTGCGCTCACGGAACACGTCTTCAATGTGCGCGCCGGCTATATCCAGTGGTTTCCTGAAATCTGCCGGCCGAAGGCGAACCAGGGCAACACTACGATCGTCGGCAAGCTGACAGCGCCGTCAGATTCGCTCACCTACAGCGCGACGATCTACGTGCTTGAGCGTTAAGCCATGCCGTTGTTTCGCAGCGTCCCCTACTGGCCCGCGCGGGTCGTTGCGCGGTTTCCGCCAAGCCGCAAGGCTGGTACTTTGACATTTACAGATTTCGTGCTGAACAACGCGACTGCTCAGACTTCACAGGCTCTGGTGGTGCATGTCTTCGACACGACCGGGGCAACCTACCTCTTCACGCTGTCCGGCACGACAGACAGCGGCGCAGACCTGGCCCTGGTCAGTCCTTCGCTAGTTCCCGGCACGACTTACGAAGGCTTCATCCGGCTCGGGTCAGGCCCGCGTGGTAATTTCAGGCTGACAGCAACGTGACATTTCGCGTCGACATCCTCAGCCTGATTTCGGGCAAAACCGTCGTATCTCTTTACGACGGTTTTGGCGTTCGCGGTGATGCGATAGCTGCCGGGGGCGGCGGCATCAATCCGTCATTCGTCTACGCAAGCCTGTCCTTGCCGGCAGATGCAGCCAAGGAATATAGATTTGAAATAACGTCCTGGCCAAGTTCCGGGACGGTCGAGGTCGCAGAAGACCTGACGCTGGTTTATACGCCCGGAGCAGACGGCACTTACTACCTTGTCGGCGATCTGTGGGAATACGACCCCGCGGTCCCCATCGTCACGAATCTGGGCGCGCTGACTGTTGAATTTGTCGTCGGCGATATTTTCGTTGACATAGTTCAGGGCTTTACAGTCTACAACTCAGTAACAGTCGATGTGAGCGGCAGCTTTGCAGTCTACACATCAGTAACGGTCGATGTGAGCGGCAGCTTTGCAGCGCAGAACGCTGTGACGGTCGATGCCGTTCAGGGGTTCGCTGTTCAGAATGCTGTGACGGTCGATGCCGTGCAGGGATTCGCGGTTCAAAATGCAGTTAACGTCGACGTGACGCAAGGATTTGCAGTCTACACGTCAGTAACAGTTGATGTGAGCGGCAGCTTTGCAGTGCTTAGCGCAGTAGCCGTTGACGTGGCTCAGGATTTCGCGGTCTACACTTCAGTAACGGCAGATGTGAGCGGTAGCTTTGCCGTGCTGAATGCCGTAACGCTCGACGCTGCGCAAGACTTCGACATTGACGCCACCGGCTCAGTAAGCGTCGACCTTGCCCAAGATTTCGCGGTACGCGCCACGCTTAGCGTCGACTGCACTCAGGACTTCGCGGTTTACAACGCGGTCGGCGTCGATTGTGCTCAGGGCTTCGCGCTGCAAACGGGCGTCCAGATCGACATTGGCCAGGATTTTGCGCTGTATAACGCCGTCAGCTTTGACAGCACACAGGGCTTTGCCATAAGCGCTGCAGTCGTGCGCGATATCAGTCAGGACTTCAGAATTAGCGCTTCGGCCGGTGGCGGTGATTGCCCGACAGCTGGCGAAATTGTCGACGAGCTGATGACGCGGACGCTCGAAGGTGGACACGCGTTTGCCGATGTCTTGCGAATCATCCTTGCAGCTACGACCGGGCGCACGACGGGCGCCGGCAGCGCAACGGAAGGCTTCAAGTCTGTTGACGGCTCGAAGTACCGGGTGCTCACAACCTTCGACAGCAGTGGTAATCGCCAAAGCGCCACGCTCGATGGCTCATGAGGCAATTCGGTCAACGGCAGTTTGGGCAGCGTCAATTCGCGCTGCGCCAGTTTCGCGACGTTCTGCCGAACGACGCAGCTAGCGTTGCGGGTGGCGGGGCGGACGGTGCATACCAGCGTCATGGCACAAAGCAGCGGGTGCAGCGCAGGACGCGCGACGATGAAGAAGTCTTGATTTTTCTACTTCGCTAAACGGTAAATCATGAGCATGGACATGGATACAGATCGTGGATGGGCAATTCTCAAACAATTGACCTGGTCAAGAGTCTTGATCGGCATCGCAGCTGGGCTGGCCAGCTTGAGTCTTCTATACGTATACCAGCACCTGGATACGGCGATCCCAAGTCTTATGGGCAATACCCTGGCCATGTTCGGCCTGGTGCTGGCCATCGCGCTGGCGGTAATCGGTGGCGTAGGAACGCGACTGTATTTGCGTTTGCAGCACAAGCTGGATGGCGCTCAAGACGAAATGCGCGAGTTCCTGCGAGAGCAACTAAAACGCGTTGAACAGCAGCAACGGGACTGCACAGAACGTGAAATTCATACATTGAAAAGACTGGCGATGATGAATTCTCGACAAAACCTAATCGAAAGAACGCTTAACGACGCAGGCATACCTACAGACTTTGGAGACATTCAGGATGAAGGAAAACATGTAGGCTAGTAACTGACCGCAATTCCAGTAATCACCGGTCTAAACTTTCAACTAAATCGAGGTAACTTCTCATGTCCTCTTGGTACACGATCGAAGCGAAGAAGGTCAATGACGAACCGATCGTTGATCTAGCCATTTACGATGAAATTGGCTTCTGGGGCGTCACAGCAAAAGACTTCATCACGGAACTCGAAGCGAAGAAGGGCGCTGCCAAGAAGGCAAGGCTGATGCTCAATTCGCCAGGCGGCTCAGTCTTTGATGGGTTTGCCATCTTCAACGCACTCAAGCATTCGGGCCTGGAAATTGACGTAACGGTGATGGGCATCGCCGCGTCAATGGCCTCAGTTATCGCCATGGTCGGCAAGACGATTTCGATGCCGGTCAATTCGATGATGATGATTCACAACGCGTCAGCTGGCGTTTTCGGAAATGCCGCAGAGTTGGCCGATGTGATCGAAGTCCTGAAGAAGATGGACGCATCAATCACCGCAACCTACATGGCGCGCACCGGCAAATCCGAAGCCGATGTGAAAAAGCTGATGAGCGCCGAAACCTACATGACCGCAGCCGAAGCGCTGAATCTCGGCTTCGCGACGAAGGTCACCGACGAAGCCAAGGTGACGGCCTGCTTTGCGCTCGACAACCTGCCGGACAAGGTCCGGCAGATGTTCAAGGCATCCGCGGCAAAGCCTGCCGAACCAACCCCCGAAGGAGTTAAGACCGTGACTGCATTCGCTGAAGAAGTGTCCGCCATCGCAAAAGCTGCCGGCGTCGAGGAATACGCCCCGTTCATCGCCATGAATTGCGCGACCGTGGACGAAGCCAAAACGGCGATCAACAGCGCGAAGGAAATCAAGGCTTTCTGTACCCTGGCCAAGATGCCCGACAAGGCCAGCGCCTACATCCGCTCGGGAAAGGCTGTCGCTGATGTGAAGGCCGACATCAAGGCAGCGCTGGCGAAGGCCGACGAGGACACCGACACGTCGCAGCAAACCAATCTGCAGGCGCAGGCCGCCGGCAAGCAGCAGCGTTCGAGCGGGGGCGGCTGGGCAAATGTCGACCTGCGCAAGATCTACGACAACTTCAACGGCAACCGCTCGGCGACGAAGACTTAAGCCGACAGTATTGAAAACCAAACCGGAGTAAACACGAAATGTCACTCACAGAAGGTAAGCGCGTCGGAGAATTCATTTTGTCCGAAGCTCGCGGCCAGCGCTCGCGCGAGAAGGGTACGCTGGCGGCGGCTGCGGCCGCGCTGGTACCAGGCACAGTCCTGGGCAAGCTAACCAGCGGCGGCAAGTTGCTGGCGTACAGCGATGCGGCCGTCGACGGCACGGGGGTTGCGATCGGCATCCTCTACGGCCGGGCGCCGGATTCGGCTTCTGACCAGGCCGTCACCTACCTGGCCCGGGACTGCGAGGTAATGACTTCGCTGCTCACTGGTTTGGACGCTAACGGTCGAGCCGACTTGCTGGCTCTGGGCATCATCTGCCGTCCGTGATCGTCGCGGCATTCAACCAAATCAGGAGCACAACGCCGTGAATTTCGACATTTTCAATAACGACGCGTTCGCGCTGTCCGGCCTCACCGCTGCGATCAACGACGCCCCCTACATCCCGTCGCGCCTGGCTCAACTCGGCTGGTTCCAGTCGAGCGGCATGACCACGACAACGACCATGATTGAGCGCAAGGGCATGACGCTTGCGCTGGTCCCGTCAATGCCTCGCGGCGCGCCGGCCACGCCCAAGAGCGTCACCAAGGGAACAATGTTTCCGATCGCGGCGGTGCACTTGCCGCAGCGTGCGCACGTCAACGCAGACGAAGTGCAGAACGTGCGCGCATTCGGCACGATGAACGAGCTGATGACTGCACAAAGTCTGGTGCAGGAAAAGCTGAATGTCCTGCGCCAAGATCTTGACATCACGTTGGAAGTCCAGCGCGTTGGCGCGATGAAGGGCATCGTCTACGATGCCAACGGCACGGATGTTCTGTGGGACTTCTTCACGCTGTTCGGCTACACCCAGCAAGTCTTTTCGATGGAGCTGGACCAGACCACGACCGACGTGCGCAGCATGTGTACTGCGGCGCGGCGCCTGGTCGAAGCCAAGCTAGGTGCCAAGCCGTATACCAGCCTGAGGGCAATCTGTTCGTCCGGCTTCTTCGACGCATTTATCGGCAATGCCGATGTCAAGAAGACCTACGAGCAATTCCAGGGTGGTGCCTGGCTGCGCACGGATCTTGGGGCCAGCCAGAAAGGGCCGGGCGGCTTCTACTACGGGGATATCTGGTGGGAGGAGTACCGCGGCAACATCAACGGCACTGCGATGATCGAAACGAACTGCGCCTACCTGGTGCCGGAAGGCGTCCCGGGTCTGTTCATCTCGAAGTTCGCGCCGGCCGACTACATGGAAACGGTCAACACCATGGGGCTGCCGTACTACGCGAAGATGGAACGCGAGCGTTTCGACAAGGGCGTCGAAATCGAGTCGCAATCCAATCCGCTGATCGTCAACACACAGCCTGATGCGGTTGTGAAATTGACGCTGACCTGATCATGTCCTGGGCCAGCATTCTCGCCGGTGCAACGAAAACTGTCCTGGGCCGGTCCGCCGGCCATGGCGTTTTTCTGCGCGGCGAGGAAATCACTGCGCACGTGATCGAGGGCGTCGAGATCATCGGCGAGTATGGCCAGGTCGTTGGCCTGCGAACCGAAGTCGTGATCAACGCTACCGATGCGCCACAGGACGGCGATGCGCTCGTGATCGGCGGCGCGCTGGTCGACGACGTTCTCACTGGCGGTACCAGCTACACGCTAGACGCCAAAGTGAGCGACAGCGGATTCTCTCAGCACTGGGTATTGGTGAAAGCCTGACATGCCGTCAATTTCAGTCGAAAGCAATTTCAAAGCGCTGGAATTGGCGGCAGCTGCAGTGCGCAAGCTCACCGGCGAAGTCGTCGCGCAGACAGCGCTAAAGTCCATCAACAGTACTTTGGAAAGCATATACCCCCAGGCAATCGACCTGATGATTGGCGGAATTAATATGAGCGAGGCCGATGTGCGCCAGCGCCTTCGTATTAATTCCGCGAATGATTCGGCCCGCCCACAAGGTTCCATCGTCGCGGCTAAGCACGACTCGCGCGGGACCACCCTGGCCAGCTACGGCGTCAAGGTCGAAACCCGGCCGGTCAACTGGAGCAATGAGCGCATCGCGGCACTCGGAGTGCCCATTGGCCCATGGCCGCTCTGGACCTTACGCAAGGGCGACTCCAAACGCGGAATTCCTGCCGGTGAGAAGTTCGCAGGCTTCAGCGCATCGGTGAAGCGCGGAGTGCGGACCAGCTTCCCCACTGCCAATACCTACGCAACGCTGATTCCGGTACGGGGCCGCCTGCTGCCCGTGAAGATCAATCGAAGCGTCAAAGGCAAGGGGCGTCTCGGCGCGGCGCTGTACGGCCCGTCCGTGCTGCAGCTGTTCCGCCACAATCTTGGCGTCCTGGCCGCGCGTGCGCTGTTGGAACTAGATTCCAAATTTGCAGCTGATCTGAATTCTGAAGTCGATCGGGTTTTGAAATGAGCACAGCGTCAGCCCTGGCCGAGTTCTTCACCGAACGCCTGAGCGCAATCAATGGTGGCGGCTCGTATGAAACGTCGATTGGCGCGAACGTGATGCGCGGCCGGCGTGATGTGGCGCTGGACGCCATACCGTGCTGCGTCATCTTCGAGGGCGAAGACAAGCCGAAGGACCAGACAAAGCGCGAATATGAGGTGATCATTGAACAGTATTACGGCGTCGAAGGCTTCATGGAAGCCGAAGACATCAACAACCCGAACGACACCGCGCACAAGATAATTTCAGATATCAAACGGGCGATCTTCCTTAGGGATCTAACATTCCCGAAGAACTTCAGGAATCTCACATACCGCGGCCGCTCAATCGGTGTCCGGCTAGACGGCAGCACGGTCGTTTCTGCAATTGTGCTTTTCAGTGTCGAATACACTGAAACTCTCTCGGCGCCTTAATTGGCAATCTTAAATTGGAGCAATAGCAATGGCTGCACAAGGTTTTATAGGCGCAGGTGATCTTTACGTCGCGCGATATGTTGGCTCTGTCCAGCAGTCTATGAAGGGGCCCTACCTGGCCAACAAGTTCGAGCTGACAACGTCGTCAGATTTGAAGCGTCTGTCATCCAAGGGCAAGACGACTTACGGGCAGACGGTCGAAGCGGTGGCTATTGCTCAGCCGCCAACTTTCTCCTGCGAATTTGTCCGTATCGACAAGGAAGCATTGGTACTCGCGTTCCTCGGCACGGAAGCAGCCGAAACGCAGTCGGCCGGCACGGTGTCTTCAGGCTCGCCAGAGAGTGTCACGATTCCGGCCAATGCAAGCGTCGACTCGTGGTATCCACTCGCTCACTTCAAGACCACGTCGGTCGTTATCAAGGATGTCACGAACGCGACAACCTACGTCGAGGGTGAAGACTACCAGGTGAATGCTGAACTTGGCTGGATCAAGCTGCTGCCCGGCGGCGATGTAGTGCCAGGCGGCTCGCCGATCACGCTGCACGCCAGCTACACCTATGCCGTGTCGAGCGGGGTCAAGATCAAGGGCTCGACGAACGCGCAGGTCCGGGCAGCCTTCTATTTCGATGGCATCAACCAAGTCGATCAGCTACCGGTGACGGTCAACGTGTGGGAAGCGATCCTGACATCGTCCGGGGCTTTTGACTTCCTGGCCGACGATTTCAACAAGGTCACGTTGAACGGCGACATGAAGACCCCTGTGGGCAAGGACAACCCGTTTGAAGTCGTGCTTCGGACTACTTGATCAAGGTAGCTTCGATACAAGCGGGGTGATCCCCTGCTTTCACGGGATCAGCGGCAACTCTGATCCCGTTTTTCATTCAGGCGGTCGAGGTTCTAAATGGCAACATCAGACAATGTCAAAGACGTAGCTCTAAATTTGAAGATTGCCGCTTCCGGTGGCGAGCAAGTCAAGGTAATTGCAGATGCATTGCACGCATTAGCAAAAGAAGGCGGCGCCGCATCGCCTGAAATCCTGCAGCTGTCCGAGTCCTTGCGGGATCTAGGAAAACAGTCAGGAGCATTGCAGACATTCAAAGAGCTTGACGGTGAGGTCACGCAAGCTACCGCAGCGCTCCAATCGCAGGCAGCCGTCGTCGCTGAGCTGAAGGCTGCTTACGACAAGCAAGCCGATGAGACAAATCAGTTTGCCGAATCTCAGAAGAAGGCGAAGAACGCCTTAAATGAAACTAAGGAATCAATCGACAAAACACAAGCGCAGCTGCGCTTGCTTAAATCAGAACAAGCTGGCTTGACGAAGGGAACGCAGGCCTATAACGACAAATTAGACGAACTAAACGCAAAGATTGCCAATGAGCGCAATCTGCGGGATGAGCAAGTCCGCGCCAGCAAGGCTGCAAACGCGGCGCTCGCTGAGTCGAATGCAAAGCTAAAGGATGCGGCCGGCGCATACAACGACGCCAATGCCAAGGCTTCGCAGTTCAGCAGCAACCTGACTACGCAGAAGACCGCGCTCGATGGCGCTAAGGCCACGATGGCGCAACTGGGCGTTGAAGCCAACACGCTTGCGCAGGCTGAACAGCATGTCGCCGCATCCCTGGATGATGCGCGCGAGGCTGTGAACGGTTTCATTGCCGCGCAGACGCAGGCGCAAACCCTGGCCGAGAAAGTTGCCGCAGCCAATGAGCGTGCAGTGGCTCAGGCCAGGGCTGCGGCGGAAGCCCGCACAAAAGCCACAAATGACGAAGTGGCAAATGAGCGTGTGCTGCAGGAAATCATCGAGCAACGTGCGCTTGCCGAAAAGCTGGCCACAGAGCAAGAACTAGGACAGCGTACGGCGTTGGCCAACTATGTCGCAACGGCAAATGCGAAAGCTGTGGCCATGGCGAAGGCGGCAGCTGATGCGCGGATCAGTGCCGCGCAGCGCGCCGGTGCTGCAGAGAAGCTGTCCGCGGACCAGGCTGCGGCCGCAGCGCAGAAGCAGGTCTACGCACTCGATCAAATCACCGACAACATCAAGAAGGCGCGAGCGGAAGCGCAAACCCTGGCCGACAGGCTGCAGGACGCGTTTTCCAGGACGGGGGTGAAGGCGGCGAATGATCTGCGTTCTGAAATCGCCCTCGTTCGCGAGGCAATGCAGTTTCTGCGAACCAACAGCGAATTGACAGGTAAGCAGCTTACCCAGGCGTTTGACGACGGTAACAGGAAGATCCAGCAGCTTGAGCTGCAGCTGCGCGAAGCAACCGGTCAGCTGACGCTGATGGACCGCGCAGCCGGCCTGATGAAAAGCACGTTCGGGCAGTTTGCCGCAGGCTTCGTCCTGGTCCAGGCGATCCAGGAGCTTGGCCAGCAATTCCTGAAAGCCAACATTCAGGCTGAGAATCTGTCGCGCGGCTTAAATGCGATTTACAAGGATGCAGGCACTGCGGCTTCGCAAATCAAATTTCTTAACGCGACGGCTAAAGCAGCTGGCCTTGAGGTTAGTGGGATATCCGGCGAGTTTGTTAAATTTACAGCTGCAATGCATACGAGCGGATACGGGCTGCAGCTGACGAACGATCTGTTCAAAGGCGTTGCAAACGAAGCGTCCAGGCTGGGTCTGTCGACCGACAAGGTCAGCAACATCCTCAACGCATTCGGACAGATCGCGTCGAAGGGCACCGTCCAGCTTGAGGAATTGAAAAACCAGCTGGGCGATGCACTGCCCGGTGCGCTGAAGCGCGCTGCCGATGCACTCGGGATCACGCTGCAGGACCTGTTGAAGCTGACTAGCGAAGGTAAGTTGCTGGCCAGCGATCTGCTTCCGGCAATGGCGAATGCATTCGACAAGACAGGCGAAGCTGCGTCGACGATGTCGCAGATCTGGGCCAATCTGAAGAATTCAATTGCAGATGTCTCTACGCAAGTCGCAGACACTGGCGCGTGGGACACGCTTAAAGTCGTGTTGCTAGGTGTCAGCCAGATACTGTCTACAATTGGTTTTGTAATTGGCAGTACGTTCGATGGTCTGACCACGCGTATACGACAGGCAGCAACGCTCATTGCTGGGATGATAGACCTGAATCTGCGTGAAGCTCTGAAACAAGCCAACGACATAGAAGCAGATTATACAAAGCGCAGCGAGGCCCGTTGGAACAAGCTTGGCGAGGCGACTTCGCGCAATGTCGATTCATACAACGCGATAACGCTCGCGTCTGGAGAGACGGGCAAAAGTCTTGAGAGCCTAGGCACAGCTGCCGCAAAGACAACGACGACCCTGGTCAAGTCAGGCGCAGCGGCGGAGTCAGCCGGCGAAGCTCATGCGGGTGCAGTAGACGGGGTCAAGGCCAATGCGGCTGCTCATACGTCTGCCGCCGGTGCCGCGACAAGCAACGCAACCGCTCAGACAAAAGTCGGAGCTGCGACTGAATCTGCCGGCACACAAGCGAGTGGCGCCGGCAATAAATGGATTCAATTAGGCCTTGCATATGACAAGGCAAATGTCATTCTTGATGCACAGGTCAAGACTGCAGAGCTGCACACGGAAGCGGTGAAGCAGCAGGTCAAGTCAATCGAAGAACTGAATAAGGTTTCGACAAATCAGGAATCAATTCTCCAGGGGCTGACTGAAGCTTCTCGCCTGACGATGGCCGCTGAAGCTGACTTGGCGGCAACGCGCCAGAAGCAAGTCGATTCGATGATTTCCGAACGCAATCAAATGCAGTTCTTGATTATCAGCATGGGCGATGTTAACGGCGAGCGAACCAAGGCGGTTGCCAAGTTAGACCTGCAAATCGCCAAGACAGAAGAGCTTGTCGCGAAAGACAAGGCGTCAGCAGAGTCGGCCAGGCTTGAAATGGAAGCTCGCAAGCTGGCTGCCGAAGTCTATCGTGACAACGCGTCCAGGCTGGATGAGTTCAAGGCGGCTGGAGATAAGGCGCGCATAACGATTTCAGAATTGACAAAGCTACTTGTTGCCGGCCGGATAAGCCAGGAAGATTATGCAAAGGGAGTTGCTGCAGCATCACGTGCATTGATACTGGAACAAGATGCCTATAAAGACGCAATTGCAGCTATATCGCGCAAAACCGAAATTGAAGTTGCATCGAACAAGGTTAGCACCGCGACAGTTGATATTTCGATTGCGAAAGCGAAAACCAGCGAAGCTATTGCGAAGGCGACCGGCAACGAGGTCGACGCGCTTTCCTCTGCGATAACAATCCGCCAGCTTGAGCAGAAGATTCAACTAGAAAGCATCGCGAGCAAGGACAGGCAGATCGCGCAGTACGTCGAACAGACTGAGAAGACGCGTGCCGAATACGAGGCGACGGGGCCGCTGACGCAGGCAAAGCAAGACGAATTGAAATTGCGCGAGCTTAATGCAGATGCGATGAGGCTTGAGAACGGACAGCGCAGGGAGGGAATCAAGGGCATCGACGCAGAAATTGACGCGCTTAGGCGCAAGCAACTGATAGCCAGCTCTGCGCCAGGTTCTGCGGGCAACAACTTTTCCAAGCTGGACGGCATCACCGAACAGAATGCGAAGGTCCGAAGCACAGTCGGCGGCGCAACCTACGACAAGCAAGGCTTCGCGACTGACAGCAATGGGCAACGCATCACGGCAGGTTCGCAGCTTCAACCGCCAGATTCGTCGGGGGACTGGGAGTTTGTTTCAGATGCTGCTAACAGTCGCTCGACAGCTAAATCCAATTACAACGTCCCTGGTGTCGGCTACTGGCTTCGCAAGAGTGGCGGGTCGGTAGGCGGTGGCAGGTCCGCCGGCGACACGAGCAATACGGGCGGACTGGGGAGCGTGTTCGGTTCCGGCGGTGCTGGGGTTCGTCCGTCAACTCCGCCTGCGTCACCTGCGCCGCCTCCTCCCACAGATCCCTACGAGGTGTTGGGGCTCGATTCGCCAAGCACGATCGACAGCAATGCGAACGCGGCCAGGACTGCATTCACTTCAATCCTGAATTCAAGCGCGTCAATGGCGATAAAGCAAGCTGCTTTTGCCAAGTACGCGCAATTGGTATTTGCCGCAAACAACGGCCAGCCAACATCTGAACTTCGCTCTTTCGCCAGTCAGCTAGGTTTGACACTCGATGTCGATAACGGCGAATTGAAATTCAAAACGCAGACAGGCGACAAGGTTCACATCGGGCATGATTCGACCGGATCTGCCACCGATACTGGCGCGGTTGCAGACACAGGCGCTACATCCGGTGCAGCGCTGGGCGGCAGCACCGTAGATACGGGGGGCGCTGGCGCAACGTCAGGCAGCGCAGCGACAGGTGGTGCTACCGTAGGGGGATCGTCTGCCGGCGCACGGGCGGCGGCCTTAAGCTACAGCACGACGATCGTCATCGACGGGCAGTCGTCGCGCATCAATGTAGCCTCCCTGGCCGATCTACGCGCGCTGGAATCGACGGTCAGAAACATCGCAAACGCAGCCTCACGCGCAGGAGCTTCTTAAATGCCAGGAATCACGCTCACCTACGACAGCACCCCGTGTGTGCTGCACCCGGACATGCAATGGAGCGAAGAGCACAGCTGGCAAGCCGTCATTCAGACCGCGCAGCGCAGCATCACCGGCGCGCTGATCGTGCAGACCGGCCAGATGCTGCTGGGGCAGCCAATCACGCTACATCCACCCGACGAAAGCAGTGCGTGGATGTCGGGCGCAACCCTGGCCGTGCTGCGCAGCTGGGCTAACGTGGCCGGCAGAGTGATGAGCTTGAGCATTGGCGGCGTCACGAAAAACGTGATGTTCCGCCATCAAGACGGTCCGGGCGTCGAAGCGGTCCCGGTTGTTTTCTACCGCGCCGATGATGTCGAAACAACTGACTTCTATCTGGTCACAATCCGTTTGCAGGAGATTGAATAATGGCAATTCTACAAGGCGACGTAAAACTGATTAAGTCGTCGGTCATGGATGACGTTCCTGAGGGCGGGGGTCCGCCATCTAGCGATGTCATTGTGAGCGCTGTCAGCAACGAAATATTCGACGACATCAGCGAGCTGGCCCGCGCCGGCGGCCAGGTCAAGGCACGAAAGATCTTCGTCGCAGTGCAGACGGATGATACGGACAAATACGCCGGAAGTAATTTGATAATTGCCATTCCACCGGCAGACCCCCTGGTCAGCAATACACTTTTCACGACCGGAGATATCTTCGACACGCGCGCAGAAGCGACGAGCCGCGTCGAAGCGTATCTCAACGCGGCCAATGAATGGCCAGGCTTTCTCTATGAAAATCACATTGCCGGGCAGCGCTCGATCCAGCTGTTTCAACGCCTGAATGCCAGCATCCCACCCATCGGCCGCACGCTCTGCCTGCGTTGGCATGAGGGCGAAGGGGATCAGAAGGAACAATACGTGCGCGTCATTGACGTAACGGTAGAGGAACGCACCTTCACCTACAACGACGATCATGATTATCAAGCCAACATCGTCACGCTCGACATCAGCAGCCCGCTGAGTTTCGACTTTCCTGGTACGGCTGCTAATCGCTCGTTCACGCGAGGCGGCACTCAGACAATTGTCAGAGACACGATTGTCGCGGACGCAGCCGACTATCACGGTACGGTAAAGCTGTCTCAGGAAATAGATCTTGGTGAATTTGCAATCAAGGTCGAAGACATCTTTGTCCCCCTGGTCCCAAGCTCGCGAACGGAAACTGCACTACTTGATCGCCGGCCGTCTGCACAGTTTTCTCAAACGCTAGCACTGTCCCCGCGCGAAGTCGAAGTAGGCGGCTCGACATTTTCGCAACGGGTAAAGATTGGCCAGGAGAATCGTTCATTCAATTACGTTTCGATTCTCAGCCCGCTTCCTGCGCCGGGCTCGGTCTTTGTGCACTTCCGGGCACAGGGGAGCAACTACGTCGTGACCGATGACGGCGAAGGCGCGCTAACAGGCAGCGGTAGCGGCACCATCAACTACACCACCGGCAGTATTCAGGTGACGCTTGGCGCCATGCCTGACGATCGTTCCGCAGTCATCATCTACTTCGGTCCGAACACTGCGTATACGAACCGTCAAGGACAGCTGGCCGACTTTCGCAAGCCAAGTTATACATTCGATCTAGATCACGACAATATTGTTCCGAGTAGTCTGGCGATCGAATGGACATCTGCAGGGGATGTCGTCAACGCGAGCGACAACGGCACCGGCAAGCTGACAGGGGACGCCACGGGCTCTATCGTCTATCAGACAGGCATTTTGACAATTGTGCCTAACAGCATGATTGATGCCGGCGGAGAGTTCTCGATCACCTATAACTACAAGACGATGGAGGAACAATCGTTCACTGGGTTAAGCCCTGATAGCACCGGCACGATAAACATTGAACTTGATGCGGTCCCGGTTGCCGGCACGCTGCGCGCCGAATGGTTGACAGTGCGTGAAACGTCGATTAGCAGCGGCGCAACATCGGCATCGGGAAGCACGAACAAATCCAGCATGACGAATTCGTCAAGCAGCAACACGACTGCGACGACGACTGCCATGGTGGACACGACGAAGAATTACCGTTCGTATACGCCCGAGGTCGCTGCAGCCTACAACATGCCGAAAGAGCAATCGTCGGTAGTGGCCAGCAGCGTTACCTACCCGGACAGCTACAGCATGTATGCAGCCACCGGAACCTCGTCGCCGTCATGGAACATGCCAACAGGTATCGAGTACGCGGTGACGACCAAGGCACCCGTCACAACGACAACCAGCAGCAGCACCAGTGGCACAGGCAGTGCAAGCACGTCGCAGGGCGCGACTTACAGTACGTCGTCATCACAGACGGCGAAGAATTCCGTAACTGTCGCGCACCAGATAACCGACGATGGTGACGGCAGCTGGTTTGGCACGTTCGGCGAAATCCTTTACGGCGACAAGACTTTCACGCTGAAGGTACGCAACGACTATTCCGAAAAGGCATACGAGTCTAATTACGAAGAAGCCAAAGAGTTCGAGTCAATGAACGAAACTGGCCAAGCTACAACGACTGCAGGTGGTGGTGCAAGCACTACTGCGGCCAGTGGTGGCGGGGGCAGCGCGACAGCGAAGGGTGGTGAATTCAACAACGCCACTTGCAAGGAAACCTTCGGCGAAGACTCCCTGGTCGTGCGCTACCAAACGGGCAGCCCGAGTGCTACTTCGCACACGATGACTTATCAGCCACCGGGTGTCGTGCTGGATCTGTGCCCGTACACATCCGATACGGTCGTGCCTGGAAGCGTTCGCTTCACCTGGATGAACAACGTGTACGACGACTTCGAGGGTACGATCTACATCAACCGTACAAATTTCGATCCTGGAATTGGCTGTGGCTCGATGGATTACACAGCCGGCACGGCGAAGATGGCTTACTACGTTGTCGACGGCCCGGCGTCAGCGCTTACGCTCAACAGTCTGTGGACGCGTAAGCCGCGCGAGCACATTGCGAACATCACATTCAATGCGATCCTTGCACCGCTGCAGCCTAGCGGCCTGGTGTTCAGCGTCTTGGACGTGAGTGGCCAGCAGTTGATCGGCACATCAGACAATGACGGAAACCTGGCCGGAGATTTCATTCACGGCAAGATCGACTATCAAAGCGGTCTGGTCGAAGTGCAGTTCGGCTCTTACGTGCTTGATTCAGGATTGACTGCCGAAGAAAAAACGCAGTGGTGGTACAACGTAGATGACATCCGCGTGTCGGATAGCAAGATCTGGAAACCTCATCCAATTGATCCAGAAACGATGCGCTACAACGCGGTGGCATATTTCTACTTGCCGTTGGACGCTGAGATCCTTGGGCTCGATCCTGTGCGGCTGCCGCAGGATGGCCGCGTGCCCATATTCCGGCCAGGTAAGTTCGTCGTCATTGGTAACACGCAAAGCACTTCGCCGGCCACAGCAACCAACGGGGGCACAGTCAATTGCGGCCGCGAGCGGCTGTCACGCGCACGTCTCATCGGCAATAACGGTGTCGTCATCTCGGCCGGCTACACGGTCAATCTGAACACCGGCGTTCTGACATTCACGGATGTCACAGGCTACTCCCAGCCGGTACACGTCGAGCATCGCATTGAAGACATGCGGCAGATTGCCGAAGCCCTGATCGACGGTTCGCTGAAGCTCACGTCCGCAGTCAGCCACGATTACCCAATCGACGATACCTACGTGTCGAGTGCGCTGATCATGGGAGACATCAAGGCCCGCGTGTCGATTGTGTTTGATGAAGCGACGTTCCACCCATCTTGGAGCAATGTTCAGCAGGGAGATCCTGCGCCCGGTACGTTCAACAACGCGGCTTATCCAATTGTCGTGACAAACAAGGGCTGCTTGACTGAGCGCTGGGCGGTCAAGTTCACGAACACGAGCGCCTTCCAGGTGATCGGTGAACACGTCGGCGTTATCGCAGTAGGCAACACCTCCGACGACTGCGCTCCGCTGAATCCTGCGAGCGGTGAGCCTTATTTTGAAATCCCAAGCGAAGGCTGGGGCCTGGGCTGGGCCACCGGCAACGTGTTCCGCTTCAACACAGTGGGCGGCTACTACCCGGCGTGGGTACTGCAGACTGTGCAGCAGGGAGCGGCAACGGTGACAGACGACAAGTTTGTAATCCTGGCCCGCGGTAGCGTCGACAATCCGATCTGAATTTGACGATTAACAAAGAGGAAACTTGAAATGAGCAACGTCGTTAAGTATCTGCACAGCGCGCTGACGGGTGCGCCTGCGCTGTCTGGCCAGGCTGGTGCCATGGTGTCGCTGTTGAATGCCGTGCTGACAGACGGCTTCGGATCGGTGACGCTGGATTCACTTGTCATCAGCGGCGGCATCGCAACCGCAACGCGCAGCGCCGGGCATCCGTTCGAGGTCGATTCGATCGCGCTGATTGCGGGCGCAACCGTCAGCGGCGGAAGCATCAATGGTGAAGTCAAGGTGCTGACCGTGCCCAGCGCCAACGTGTTCACATTCGATGCCACGGGAATTTCAAATCAGACTGCAGGCGGCACAATCACTGCGAAGTTCGCGCCGCTTGGATGGAATAACGCGCCAGTCACGGCCGGTACCAACGTTGTCGCCTACAAGTCATCAAACGGCCTGGCCAGCGGAATGATTCTGCGCGTCGACGACACCGGCACGACAAGTGCACGTGTCGTCGGCTACGAGGCAATGACGGACATCAATACGGGAAGCGGCCCGTTTCCGACTGCTGCTCAACTCAGTGGCGGAGGCTACTGGCCGAAGTCGTCGACGGCAGATTCAACTGCGCGGCAATGGGTACTCGTCGGCGACGACAAGACGTTCTACCTGTGGATGACTCCGACGAATGCAGCATTGACTACCGGCTTGACGGTAGGCTTTGGCGATTTTGCTTCGCGAAAATCCTCAGACGCCTACTGCGCGTTCATCAACTATTCGAGTTCTACTGCAGCAACGGGCGGCAGTGGCGCAAGCACCTACGATGTATTTTTCAGTTGCAGCAATGCCAACAGCACATTGGCTGACGGGTTCTACCTACCGCGAGCAATTTCAGGAGTAGGGTCAGCCATCAAATCGACTCGCCATGCCAGCAGCCCCATATCCGACCCGACGAATAGCGGCATGAGCGGTACGCCGAATGGCACTCTTGCCTTGACATATCCGAATCCGGCAGACAACGCTCTGGTTGTGTCTCCGATAATGGTAGCTGACATGACCAGCGTGTCGATCGGCGCATGGCGCGGCTCGCTGCGCGGCATCTATTTCATTCCGCATAACGGCCCGATAGCCGGCGGGCTTGCCCACAAGGACAAGGTCAGTTCCACGGTGGGGCTCACCGGGCGCAAGCTGGTAATACTCGGGCTGCCGAGTTCGGCGTGCGGCGCGATCGACTTCACCGGCCCGTGGGCTTGATGCCATGGCTGATGTCGTTGCCGCTGTGCTGGAGGTCTTCCAGCCTTCTATACAGATCACCCCAACCCTGGCCAAGCCAACTCGGGTCGAGTTAGAGCGGGTAGGGGATCGCTTCATCACCGTTTTCAGAAATATAAATTTCAAGGGACAAGGCAAGATAAGCGGCACGACTGAGGTAGATGGCTTTCCAGATTTGCCGATTGCCGATCGACGGGTCTACCTGATAGATCAGCTAACCATGATTGCCATCGACATGGTTACCAGCGATGCTGATGGCGAATGGGAATTCACGTACATTGATGCGACCCGCAAATACGTCGTCATTGCGTTTTACAACACCGTGCCGACGTTCCGCGCGGTAATTGCGGACGGCGTTGTCCCAGAGGTGATGTGACATGGCTGATTCACATTTCACAAGCTTGGCCAAGATCGGCTTGCTCGAAGGACTCCTGGCCAAGATGCAGGATGGAAGCGATGCGCCGGTGCTTGTCGTCTATACCGGCACGCGCAACAACCTGGGGGCGTCCACTGCGTTGGTGGTCTTCACGCTTGACGATCCGGCGGGCACCATTGACGAAGGTGATGTAGCTCTCGATCTGGTTACCGCTGGCGCATCGTCCATGGTGCTGGCTTCAGGTGTCCCGCAGTGGGCGCTACTCTTCGATGGCAACTCGCAGGCGTTTGTCGATTTTGACGCAAGCGGCGCGGACGGCACCGGCGCGGTGAAGCTGTCAGTTTCAGACGGCGACCCTATCTTTGCGGGCGGCCTGGTAAGTCTGACATCTGCTAGATTCCAATTCTGAAATGACAATCTTCCGTCTTGTCTTCCAGCAGCCGGCGTCGACGGATGGGTCTGCACTCCGCCTCGTCTTCGGTGAAGCCCACGAACCGACCGACTACGAAGCCGTCTTGCTGGGGACGCTTCCACTGCCGGCGTTCGCTGCGGTTGTCAGCATCAACTACGACGCTGATCTGGCAGCTGCCGTCCCGCTGCCAGGCTTTAGTGCGGAAGCGACGTTTGACATCAACGTCGACCGCCCCCTGGCCGAAGAGGTCAGTTCTAAATTTCAAGATTGCCTGAGTGATTTTGCGAGCTTTGACGGCCTGTACCAAGACGGGCTGTCAATGCAGGAATCATTCGCAGCCAAACATCAGGATAGTTTGCGTTTGGACGGCGAGGCAATCGCAGCGCATCAAGACGGCTTGAGCCGGGGTAGCGACCTTATCGTCAATTACCAAGATGGCATCTTCGTCGACGGTGAGATGACTGCTCGCTATCAAGACGGGCTGCCGGTGTATGACCAGGTCGCCGGGCGCTACCAGGATTGTTTACTGCCGACAGTGGGCGAAGTCGTCGGGCGCTACGCCGACATGCTCAATTACATCGGGGCATGGGCCACAGGACGCTACCAGGACGCCATTCGCCTCATCAGTACGTTTGATGGCGGATGGGGCATTGCGCTGCCGCTGGAGCTGTGGACCTACGTCAAATATCAAGACGGTATCCCGCCGCCCGCGGGCATTGCACTTCCGGTTGTGCCACAGCCAGAAGATGATCGCTGCTACATCCCGCCGCCGGCAGACGCAGTTGCGCTGACATTCAAAGATCCGGCCGGCACGACGCAGCTGGTGTTCTACTGCGAGCGTCACCCGGCGCAACCACCTAGCGGGACAATTGTTGTTCCAGTTAAACAGGCATACATCGTGATCAACACCCTTGATTTACGCAAAGTCGACGGCAACCTTCCCATCACCTGCTTCGGGATGTCGTTGACGCTCGACATGGACTCTTGGACCTGGGGCTTCCGGGCAAGCGTGCACTCGTCGGCGTTCAGCGACCTGCAGTACAGCGACGGCGTGCCGGTGGAGTTGGAAGCCACGATCAACGGGCACGCGTACCGTGTGCTAGCTGAGGACGTTCAGCGCGACAGGTCGTTTGGCCAGGTTCGTCTATCGGTTACCGGGCGCGGGAAGAATGCCTACCTGGCCGACCGCTGGTCACCGGTTTTGACATTTACCAATGAGTTCGAGCGCACCGCGCAGCAACTGATGGAAGACGCGTTGACTTTCAACGGCGTCCCCCTGGGCTGGGATCTGGATTTCAGAATGGAAGATTGGGCGGTGCCGGCCGGCGTGTGGAATTCCCGCGGCAGCTACATGGATGCGGTAACGCGCATTGCGGCGGCGGCCGGTGGCTACGTACAACCACACGACACCGACATGACGCTGCGAATACTTCCGCGTTATCCAATAGCACCGTGGAACTGGGCCGCAGAGGTGGTACCCGACTACTCGATCCCCGCGGACATCGCGGTTGGCGAAACGGTCGGATGGACGACGAAACAGGAATTCAATCGGGTGTACGTCAGCGGCGTCACGCAGGGCGTTCTCGGGCGCATCACGAAGGACGGCAGCGACGGCTCGCTCGTGGCGCCCATGGCGGTCGACGCGCTCATCACCGACGAAGTCGTTGCGCGCCAGCGTGGCCTGGCCATCCTCGGCGACACGGGCCGGCAGGCACCCTACACGCTGCGCATGCCGGTGCTGCCTGAAACCGGGATCATCAAGCCTGGCAGTTTCGTTTCCTACGTTGAGGGCGTGACTTCTCGCCTGGGCCTGGTGCGCAGCGTGGGCGTCGAGGCACAAGGCTTGGATAATGTCTGGCAAACTCTCGTGCTGGAGACACACGAATGACCGATGGCGACTTGTCTGCGTTCTTCACGATCGTGGCCGTTCTTGTAGGTGGAGCGATCGATTGGTGGATCATTGATTGGATCTTTCGTGATCGTAAGGAGAAATCGTGAACCTCGATTTGCTGTTTCAAGAACTGAAGCCATGGGCTGGGCCGCGGTTTGTGATTTCGTCGTCAGCCGGAAACGACTCAACAGCACTCATTCAGTGGGCGTTCGAGAACGCTCTAGCGTTTACTTCGCCGGTTGTTGTCGCCTACTGCAACACAGGATGGTCCGCGCCCGGTTGGGACAGCAGAATCAAAACGGTTTCCGCATTCGCTGAGCGTTGCGGATTCGAGACAGTAGAGATCCCTTCAATGGGTATGAGCGACCTGGTTAGGCTCAAGAAGGGATTTCCAGGCAACGGCATGCAATTTTGTACCACGCATCTGAAAATCGTGCCGTTCCTGAATTGGATTGATAACGTCGATCCGCAGCGACAAGCAACAGTGCTTATCGGCAAGCGTCGAGCCGAAAGCATTGCTAGGCGCGATACACCCGAGTTTATCGAGCGCAGCGAAGTGCACGGGGATCGAAAGGTATGGCATCCGCTTTATCTGCACGACGACGATTTACGCGACGGCTTGTTAGATAGAGCAGGCTTTGAAGTTTTACCCCATCGCAGCAGTGAATGTAGCCCATGCGTAAACGCGAATCGTGACGATTTCAAGCGACTCACTGTGACAGACATTAGCAAAGTCAGTTCGCTCGAAGTTGAAATCGGAAAGCCGATGTTCCGTCCAAAGCGATTCGATGCAATGGGTATCTACGGTGTCATGATGTGGGCACAATATGGTAAAAATCACGAAGCAGAATTGCCATCTGACCAGGGCTGCGGCTCATCATTCGGGTGCGGACTATGAACAGCTATAAAGCCTTGCGCGGCCTGCTGTCAGATCCACCCCTGGAAGTAGGCGAAGTCGTCGCTTCCCTGGCCGGGGATAGCTGGCTTATCGAATTGCCTGGCGGCGGACAGATCCAGGCCAGGGGACAAGCGACTGTTGGCCAGGAAGTCTTCGTGCGCAACGGCTTGATTGAAGGGCAAGCCCCAGCCCTGACGGTTGTTCTTATCGACATCTGACAATTAAGGATTGACATGCCAACGCAAATGCAAAGACTGAAAGCAATCGCTGCTGAACCCAACATCAAGGCAGCGCTGATCATGATTCGCTACGGCGAATCGAGCGTGATGCCTGAGGCCTACCAGTGGCTGTTCGGTTCGACCGCAGCGAAGCCCTTGCTGTTCGAGAGCTTCGCGGATCATCCGAATGTCAAGACATACGAGCGCTACGACGGCCAGTTTGTGCGCAATGGCAAGCTTGACTTCACGACCGCGGCCGGCGCATACCAGATCACCAATACTACCTACCGCGCCCTGGTCAAGCAGTACGGCTTTTCTGATTTCTCACCTGAGACTCAGGATCTGATGGCTGTCGCGCTGATCCTGGAGAAGAAAGCGGTAAGCGACATCGTCGCCGGCAATATCGAGTTGGCCATCATCAAGCTGCGCCCGATCTGGGCCAGCCTGCCTGGTGCCACAACGGGACAGCCGACGATGCAGCTGCGCAGTTCCATCGCTGCCTACATCGGCGCAGGGGGATCAATCTTTTCGCAGTCTGGCGGGCCACAAAATGACAATGCGTAAACGTAAAATAAAGACGATGTGGTCAGGCTGCAATCCGATGCTAGTTGCTGCTGCCCGTGCGAGTAGCTGCCAGCGAGACGCGCATATTCGCAAGCGCGAAGACGCTGACTGGCAACGAATTCGCAATCTGTATCGCTAGAACACCATGGGCAAGCTCATCTCTCCATCGCTGTACGAGGTGAGCCCGCTCGGGTCGCTGCGCGGCGAGGTCATTGCACACTGGTGCCCGTCGTGCGGCGCCGTCCACGAAATAGCTGTTGAGAAGCCTGACATACGCGGCGCAGTCTGGGTCTGGAATCATCATCCTTATCTACCCAGCATTGCGCCAAGCATTGACAAGGACCATCACAAGTGTGTGTACTCCATACGCGATGGGCGCATTGAGTACACCGACCAGACAAAGGATTCAAGATTCAGCAATATGATTTTACCGTTACCGATTTGGGTTGAACGTCGTAAGCACGAACGCGTGCTTTTGGAAAGTCGATATTGAAAAGGAGATAATTGTGGAAAGCTTTAAGGTATCTGTGATTGCGGTTTGCGCGGCGCTGTTCGGCGCTGCTGCGTTGGCTGCCCCAAAGATGGATTGCAAGGCCTCGGGGCCGGGTGGCAAATGGTACAAAGCCGCGAGCGACTTCCGCGGCGGCTGGTGTACGCCTACTGCCAATCAAATCCTGCCGGCAGGACTATTCGGCGCACAGGCTACGGTATACGACCGCGTCACGCCCCTGGTCGGAAGCCGCACGTTCCAGTGCACGCAGCTTCCAGACGGCACCGCGGCATGGGTTCCGGTTAGCGCTACGTGCAGCAGGCTAATCAAACCTACCAGGACGGAAGCAACGAAGTAACTGTGCTAGACTGCGCGCGCTGTGTCTTCGGACGCAGCAGGTCTTGGCACTCCCTGGTCAAGACCTGAAAAAGCCACCCGCTGACGCTGGTGGCTTTTTTCGTTTCAGCTACGCCACTGCCAGAGAGCCGAAGCGCTAAGCCCCCGCCCCTGGCCAGGTGGCCGGTGTACACGCCCGACGATGTTCACCAGCTCGGCTCGCTGGAATTCGTAAAGCCATTCGCGAATTGAGCTTTCAGGTACGTCGAGATCAATCGCGATTGCCTTTACAGTCAGCGGACGCGGAGGCACGCTTAGGTAGCGCACTAGCTTGGCAGAGAAGACTCGGCTCACGATCAACCCCTTCGCTTCATCGCTATTTTTAGCGCATCGTTGACGCTGCCTTTGTTCTCGACTCGCTCTACCATTTCTTCTTCCAGCGTTCCTTCAGCGACCAGTAGGTGAATTCTAGTTTGTCGCGTATTACCGAAGCCTGCTGAGAATTGGCGCATGGCGCCTATGCGTTCATTCAATTGCCGAAATAGATCTAGCCGCCACGTCATCGAAAACCAGATCACGTCTTGGCAAACCTCCTGCATGCCGTCGATCCCGTGGGCAGCAGACTTCGGATGGCACAGCAGCTGGCCAATCTCACCACGGCAGAACCTGGCCAGGGTTAGCGAATTGCCGTCGAAGTGAACCGACTTCGGGAAAGCCTTCTGCAGTCGTTCCAGATCGCTGCGGAATTCGTAGGCAATGATCACAGGCCGGCCGCCAAGTTCGTTAACGATGTCCTTCACGGCTTCGAGCTTGTTGTCATGCACCAGCACCCATTCAGGCTCACCCACCTTCAGGTATGCCGCGCCCGATGCGAACTGCCTTAATTTCATGCTCTTGGCGCCAGCTGCGAATACTTCAATTTCAACTTCGCTTGCGAGCGTTTTCACAACCGCGAACATGTCCTTTTCCATTTCACGATACGCATCCTTAGCCGAGTCCGGCAGCGGCACCTTGATCGTGTTGACCAGGTCTGTCGCCAGGTCGAAGTAATCTCGCGCGTCGACCGTCATGGTGTAGGGGCGGATTGCCTCCTTGATCTGTGCGTCAGCCCACTGCGTTGGCACAAGGCGAACGTCCCAGGCATCACTACCAATTCGGATGTTCTGGAACCAGCGTGCTTCAAATGCGCTGAAGTGGCTGCCCAGTGCGCCTCCTGCGTCAATGAACCAGCATTGCCCCCAGAGGTCGATCAAGCCGTTCGGTGCAGGCTCGCCGGTGGCGTTGATCCACCAGACAACCTTCTTGTGTGCAACGCGTGCAATCTTCATGGCCCGCGCGCTGCCGCCGGCCTTGCGCAGATATTCGTTTCCCTTGGAAGACCGGCGCATGTCGATACGCAGGCCTCGCAGCTCAGTGGATTCGTCAGCGATGACAATGCGCCACGGCCAAGTGTCAATGCCGACAGTGTCGATTAGCCAAGGTAGATTTTCAAAATTGACAGTTGTGATTTCTGCCATTTTGGCCAGGGCAGCCAAGCGATCCTTGAGTGGCCCAACGCAGACGGCTACGCTGTAGCGCTCGAAGTTCTCCCAGCGCAACACTTCGCGCGGCCAGACCAGAGTGGCCACGTTCTTCGTTGTGACAATCAGGATGCGGTCACCTTCACCGAACGTGCGCAGAAGGTCGTAGGTCAGCAGCCCGGCAACTGTCTTGCCTGTGCCCGTGCCGGCCCACCAGTTGCAGCGTCGATTGTCCAGCGCAAAATTGCGCAGGGCGGCTTGATAGGTGCGGGGGTTCAGTACAGGTAGGGCCATTTTGCAATTGTGAAAATGGTAGGGCGCACCTGCCGCCCTACCTGGTCAAGTCAGTCCGAATAGCGCAAGCACGTCCGGTGAACTGAGCGTCGTGGTTTCCGGCGTCAGCTCTGGCTCAGCCGTCCTGCTTTCGGTGTCGACGGGGTTTGGCATATCGCCTATTTTTGGCGTGGGCGCGTCGAATTGCGGCATGTCTCCCGACACAGCTTCCTCGGCTTCAGGCGCGTCCCGCAGTCCTACCTCTTCCTGCAAGTCTTCGCCTTCGGCTATTTCGTTCTTGGCGGCAGCGACTTCCTCATCTGTAGCTACTCGAATTTGCAAACCTAGATCGAGCACGCACAACTGACCGGCAGCAATATCCTCACTTGCCAGAAGTACGTCACGCCCTGGCCGGATAGCGACGAATTCTTGATTCATGGCTTCGTCGAGTTCGCCAGGCACAGCCGTCCCGTCGTCAACGATGCTTTGCAACTTTACAACAAGCCCTGCCGCTTCAAACTTCGCCCACATATGCGCGAACGAAGTTTCAACGAGCTGTTCAATGCTCATCTCAGCGGTTTCGCGGTAGCTTGCCGTATCGCCGGACCGCGAGTCGATCGCGTATTCACGCAGCACAGCCCGAAGACTGTCCTGGTTGACGACTGCCACCTGCTTAAGCTCCGGTGGCTGGAGTTCTTCGGCGTCCGACATCGCCGGTTCTAGCCGAAAAGGTTTGACAGGTCGGGTGCTGCCGGCGCCGCTGCGAAAGGGTCCGGTGCTGCGCCGAAAGGATCTGCGGCCGCGCCGAAGGGATTCGATACCTGGCCGACGAAGGGTTGGGCTTGCTCTGGCGCAGCGCCGTTGCCTGCTTTCACTTCCGGTTCTGCACTTTTCGGCCGCTCGCCGGTCAGCTTCGTCGGGTCCATGCGCTTCTGATGTTCGATCCAGCGCACCAGGGCATCGCACATCTTCGGGTACTCGGACGCGTTCCAGAACATCGCGCGCTTGTCCGTGCGTGCGGGCTTGAAGCCAAGCTTTTCGGAAATGAAATTTGCATTTACTGGGACCAGCAGTGCAGCCTGAATCTGCACGATGTTGATCATGTTCACTGGGACTGAGGACATTGAAATTCTCCTTTCGAGAGAGTTGGCGTTTAGGTGTCAGGAGTGACGCGCGTCAAGACCGCCTTTGTCTGCCCGCGCTTCTGCTGCTTCGTCAGTGTATGCGACTGGAAAGCGTTTGCGAAGCTTTTCGATATTGAGTCGCCTGACTTCGTCGCCGGTCGTGCACAGCTGTTCGGCCAGGCTTTCGATTGAATCGTTCATCATCACGCATGCAGCCACGATTTTATTTATCGAATTGTAGGTAAGCTTGCCCGGCGTTGGCACATCGCCTTGTTCCGTTGTGAACAGCGTGATGGATACGGCACTCGTCAGCCCATTTAGAGCGATGACGTAGTCACCCGCGTTGTGCAGCCGGCTTCTATGGGCATCGAGCATGATTTGCGGCACTTCTGGAAGTTCGGTGCGTCCGATAGCCATCATGGCCACCGGGACATACCACTGAAAGTCGCCGAGTTCTTCGAGCAAGTCTGAGCGCATCGCAGCATCTAACTCTTTGTTGTAGATTTCCCATCGCTTGATGCCCGTCATCATCTCGCCGGCTTCTGTAATCATGCCCATGACGGCATGGCGCAGGTTCTGTTCGAGAGTTGGGAACATCTTGCAGGTACGCAAGGCCAGCGGGTAGTACTCTTTGAAGTTCATGATTTTAATTCCTAAGTGGGTAGATTCAACATCGCTTTAGCAATGTCTCGCGCTAAGTCTCCATCGCGCATTTCCTTGTCCGACGAATCGTAAAGACGCTGGTACCCACTGCGCAGACGATGAAGTTCTGCAAAAATCAGATTTGCCACAAACTTGCATTCGGCATGCTCTGCCCGTGTCTCGTCACTCAGCCAGCGAATTGCTTCTTCGACTTCGTTCACGATTCCACTTTCGGTAGGAAAAGGGCAGCCTTCGGGCCGCAGGGTTGACCAGGCTCGCGAGCGTCAATGCAGTAAGCGTACTTACCACCTTCGCGCGCAGCGCCTTCGGTTCTCGTTGCCTTGCATCGCAGACCGGTGTAGTCATAAGCGGCAGCAGGGCTGAATTGAAAAATGCATTTGTTGCAGCGCGAGCTTTGCTTGATCCATAGCACAGTGCGCGGATGAGGCTTGCTGAAGTCGATCTGCGTGCTCATTTCAGCGGAAACTCAGCGTCAACCTGCTCGATCGTTGCGCAAACCCGAACGTCGACACCGCACATGCGCAACCTTACGTGCTCGCGAGCCTGGCCAGGACGCGGCCGCTTGCCCGGGGCTTTCGTTTCCACCTCGCACTGCCAGCCTAAGCCAGAGTCAATCCTAGTGCTGCTGGCCAGGTTGGCACCGCGGCTCATCGGCGGGAACATGACCTTTACATCGGGGCAGTGACTACGGCCGATGTAGCGAATCGCGCGAATCTCGCCGCCTAGCTCTTCGACTCGCCTTTTTAGGAATTCTCGTACTTTGCCTTCCGGTGTCATGGTCGCATCCTTCCTGAATGATTTGGCGTTCCATCGTCTTGGCGATTAGGAAACAGCGTTTCGCGGATTCGTTTAAACCGACCGCCTGCAGAGCTTTGCCTTTTCTACGATTCTCACAGGCTAGGCGGGCCATCTCGACAATGTTGGCCCATTCGTTATTTGTTAAAGGACGGGCCGTCATGTGTCCAGTTCCTGTCTATTTGAAATCCGCGTCGTTGACTATTGCTACGTCGCCGTAAATTGACGCATATTTGTCATCAACTTGCGCTCGATATGCTTCGCTAGCAAGCTTGTTGAAAGGTAGGCGTTCGTTAAAGCCGAGGTAGTCTGCGAGCATCAGAATCCCTAGGTGCTCGCCGGTAGAAGTATTCAGAAAGCCTATTTTTTCCAGACGAGAAGTGTCTAGTACATCCTGCACGGCAGCCATCGTCGGCTTGCTTAGGTGTACTTCTATCACGCCGTTTACGCGGACGACTTTCCACTGGCCAGGTGGGCAGTGGCGGAGATCACGACTGATGGGGTTCATGAATTTTGCTTTCGGCCTAAGTGCTTCGACGTTAGGCTCCTTCCATATGGTCGATTCCAAATGCTCGATGACTGCACGCTCAGCAGCATCGCGCTGGGCTGCGTAGATTTTGGAAAGAAGGTCGCTCATTTCAGATCTTCTCCCCGAACGCCAAGGATGACCCTGGCCAGGGCTACATCGTGCCTTACGCGGGAATTTATTTCCTTGCGCATGCATATGATGGGCGCGTCACCTGTGAAGCTAATTCCGCTCGGTGAAGTCAGCGTCCACGTGCCGGCTTCAGGCTTCCTATTTGACTTGGCAGCAAGCAACTGCAGGCTACTGGTCGGCCAGTTCCACATTTCTGAAATCAGCTTAATATCTGCGTTCATTTCATAACCTTTAATGCGGTTAGCGCAGCGTCGACAGCGTCGACGACACTGCTATTGCCATCTACAGGAAAGCCGTGCCTGGTCAAGACGCTCCAGACTTCGCTTAGCGTGTCGTTGTAGCAACGTGCCCGGTCATACATATAGGAAACCGTATTGCCGCGATAGTTCAGGGTACCCACCCTGGCCTCCTCCAGCTCGGGGTCGACCGGCGTGCGCTGTGCCTCCAACGCTTCAAACGTCTTTCGCACAGCCGACAGCGGCACCAGCGGATCGCTGGTGTGGCAGTGGTAAACGCCGTCGATCCTGACTTCTCCACCGTAGATGATTGCCCGCGGCAGCCATGTCAGCAAGGATTCCAGCGTGGCCTGAGGCGTCTGGTTCAGCGGATCGTGCTTTTCAGAATCGAGCGTTACCGGCTCAAATTCGAGTGCCAATCGCAGCTCGTTGCAGCGCCTGGCCAGGCCAGGGTTGCCGACGTGTTCGGCCATCTTTCCCGCTAGCTTAAGCAACGTTGCCGGCAGCCTGGTCCACACAGCCAGGTAGGGGCCATGCGCTGCGCCGATGAGGAAGTAAATGTCTTCCTCGCTTAGCGTTGCTGCGGATTCGTTGTCTGATTGATTATTCATGTTACATCCTTGCGCGGTAATTATTTGAATCCGAATGCACGCAGCAGCTCATCGGACCATATTTCAAGATCCTCGGCCATGATGCTACGGCCCCGTTCGCGCAACGCAGTCCAGCGGGCAGTAGGCCAGTTAGGACATATGCCCGGCTCTGCTACAGCTTCAGCCTCGGTGAACTGAGAGTCTTCGCGGTCCATAAGCAGACGCAGCGCGTATGGATTAGTCATTAGCCAAGCCTGCTCGCTGTCGGACAGCAGCTGTCGCGGTGGCGGCTTAGCGGTGTACAGCGGGCGCCACTCGAACGGAATCCCGCCGACATCCTGCGAACGTGGCATGCGGAGCATCCTGTCGGGGCACCCATACCACGGCGTCCACTCCCCAGGTCTGACCATCTGTCGCTCCTGCCAGGCATCCGGAAGTGGCGCCGGAAGTGCAGCGATAAGAAGATCGCGCAGGTATTCCGCTTCGTTGTGGTAAAGCTGGTATTCGTGCTGACCGACCTTCGTGAAAACCAAGTCGATGCAGTTGGCGTTGTCACGTCCGATGCGGACACCATAACTGCTCATCCATGGTTCCACGGGTATCGCGTTGCTCATGCTTTTCGCCCAAGCTTGCGGTTGATGGCAAACAAATAGTGAATTTGAAAAACGCAATCGTCAGTCGCGTTGTGGTAGGTTCCGACATGGTTTGCCGGATCGCTCACCCATTCCTGCATCGGATGCCGACCCTTCAGCGTTCTGAAACAGCGGTTGCCGGTGTGTAGCCACGGCGGAACGATGCCTGCGCGCCGGTAGTGCTCGCGCAATATGGTGTTGTCAAACGACGGGTCGCAGCCGTAGATCTTCACAGCCTTGACGTTGCCGGCGTACTTCTCGCACCAGGTCTTGAACTCGCTTAACGCCTGCGTGATGTGAACCCGGTCCTTCATCAGCCGCGCACGAGCCGCTTCGCTCTGTTGCATCCACCATTGGACGGTGTCGGCGTCGATCACGGCCCCCTGGTCAACTGATGATTGTAAATTCACGTTGCGGTAGAAGAACTCGCCCAGCTGCTCAAGCTCTTCGCTGAACGTGACCGCCCCGATCGCGATAATGGGGGAATTTGGCGCCGTGCCCATCGTTTCCAGATCGAGCATTACATCCGGGAACTGAGTCGGCGCAATCAGGCCGGCGCTGAATAGGTGGTCAACGCTGTTCATGGTGCAATGCCTACGGTAATTACGTAAATGGCTTCCCCGAGGATCTTCACGGCTACGAGGAATGCGAAAAAGACAAGCGTTGCGATTGCGTAGCGCTTCATGAACCTTCTCTTGATGTGATCCTGTCGCATAGATCAAGCAAGCTCGTCAGTGACTGAATCCTCAAGCATGACTCACCGGCCTTCTGTAATTCCAACAGACGGGCTTCAAACAGTTCGCGGGAATGTTGTTCGGGACTTTTATACACTTCTCTCGATACGATGCTGTCGCAGAGAGCAAGCAAGCTCATCACTGACTGAATCCGTAAGCATGAGTTGCCGGCCTTCTGCAATTCCAACAGGCGAGTCTCGAACATTTCACGGGAACGATGTTCGGGACTTTTAGGTATCACTGTGACTTGCGTTGCCGCGGCCGGCGCTTCGTCCAGCTTGTTTCTAACTACCCAGACAGCCAGTAGAACGCGGCTTTTAATTCTCAATATGCGCTTTGCAGAGTTGACGTGGCACAAGACTGTGGCCTCGCTTATGTTGAAGTCGCGCGCGATTTCTTTGTTTGAATAGCCGTCAGCGACACGTCTTACGATTTCCATTTGCCGTTGCGTCAATCCGAATTCGTTCTTGATCTTGCGGCTGGCTGTCATTTTCAATTCCCGAAAGTAGCAGCGCCACCTGGCGCCGCGAGTATCGTCACATTGACTTGAAGTCGACATCGACGCTAGCCATAGGACGACGGCTTTTGCGCCGGCCGGTGGGCGGGTTGCGAGGCTGCAATTCCCCCTGCAGCAGTTGCCATGTATTTGAATTGCGGGTCTTGCCGCACGCGAATTAAAAAGCCACTGGAACAAAAGCCGAACGCAAAACAAAATGAAATCGTCATCACTAGGTGCTGGTTCGTGTGTGCATGTAGTCAATCATCGTTCGGCTAAACGAGGAATTCCAGTCGGGTTAACCCCGATGTCTCTTAAAATTTCGTACGCGTCTCGGATGTACGCGTCGTGATCCAGGTCAAACGGAATTTCATCCGGTAGTTCCATCAAAGGTCTGCAGCTTTCAGTTCCGGCAACCTGAGTGTGATTTCCCTTTACGGTGGTGTTCAAGGTCATGATCGGGGCGCCGCCCCTGGCCTTGATCCAGCGCACAGCTTTGCCCAGGTATTCGCCGCACCATGTCGATCCACCCTTGACACCGCGGACTTCGACGAACTGACGGATGTCTTTGCATTCGCGGATGGTGCGTTCAATCGGCATACCCCAGCGCAGCATCTCGGTGACCGCGGTTATGCAGATTTGATTGTGTGGACTTGGCCAGGAGGACGCCACCGGCTCGGGCGGCGCGTAGGCGCCCTTGAGCTTGACGCCGTAGTCTTCGGATTTGATGGCAATGTAATTGTTTACATCGCGGCTGTAGATCCCCTGATAGCGAGTCTCTTCCATCTCGAACCCGGTGCGGCGCTCCCAGGTTGTAACGCAAAGCCTTAACGTGTCGTATGCATGACGCCTGCATCGCACGACGATGCCATCGGTGTTTGCCGAAATTACATGCATGTCGGGTGACCAGGCTTCAATCGCAGCGATCAACATCAGCAGCACCAGCTGGCCGGTGACTGTGACTGCGATCAGCAGCTCAGGGGAAAACAGCATGGAGTATGCGTTTCCAAATTTGCCAAAAGACCCGTTAAGCACAATCTTAAGAGTCTCTGCAATCTGTTTCTGAATCTTGTTGTACTTAGCACGCTCCTTAGCGTCAAGTCTAGTTTTGAAAATCTCGGTGAAGACAACCAGGAACACGTCGCCTATGTGTTTTGGAAACAGCCTTGTGATAATTATGATTGCAGGATAGAACGACTTCACGTCGATATCGCAGATCATCCAGTCCCTATCTACTACATAAGCTTGACTGCTTTCGCTGCTGTGCAGTCCGCCGATGCCCATGCGGTAGATCCCCTGGCCAATTCTTATTTCTCGTTTATCCAATTCTTCCGGCATCTTGACCTTGCCGCTTGCCTGAATCTCGAACTCGGCTTGACACGCTAGCTGCACAGCTTCTGCGGCAGCACCGGTTGCGTTGGCCAGGAAGTCGGGCGCGCGGTACTTGAAAAAGCCAGGCACAACGCCTGGCTTTTCAATGTATCGGCCATGCATGACCTTCTGCAGCTCGGAGCGGATGACCGCTTCTGCTATCTGCGCATCTGACTTGCTGCGTAGATCAGACCCGTACTGCGCAGACATCTCAGTCCGCAATTTCAAATGCGGAGCGAACTTCCTGGCCGAGGCATTCGTCAGATCTTGGTCGTTTCCACAATACTCAATGACCGTCTGGCGCTGCTCGGGCAGGATTGAAGCGTCAAAGTGATAAGGCAGATCCTGTAGCTTGCGGCAGTGCATGCGCCCACCGTAGATCTTCAGGCTCACCATGCCAGGCATGATTTCCTGCAGGTCGATGTGGTCGAGCCACTCGGGTTCCTGGATCTGGTACTTCTTGAGAATCTGCCAGCCGCGCGACCCCTTGCCGTCTTCACCCTTGATAATTTCGTGCGACAGGGCTTTCAGTCGTGTGCAGTCGGCGCCGAAGCGGTGCGCAAACAGCGCCATTGGAATGTCGTAGTTCCGGCCGTTGAACGTGATGAGCTGCAGGCTCTGCATGCACGCAATGATTCCCCGCGTGTCCAGGGACTTGCCCGGGTAGGCATCGAACCAGCGGCGTTCACGCGTGTCGATGCGCTCGAACATCGCCAGGAAGTAATCGGAAAAGCACTCAATGTCAAACGTCGCCTTCGGTCGATTCGTTATCATCTTGCCATCCAGAAATAGAAACGCCCCGATCAGTAAATGCCGATCGGGGCGCTGCAGGGTTGAAGCGTGTCAGCCGGCGGGCGACAGCATGGCCGGACGTACTTGAACAACACGGTCCAGTTCCTTGTCGTAAACCGTGACCATCGGGCCGCCCTTGCGCTCGGGCTCAACGTTCATGACCTTGCAGCGCGGGGACGCCTGCTCACGGCCGCGCGGCAGCCTGTAGCTGTACGTGGCCCCTACTTTGATCTTGCTGAATTCCATCATTTCGCGACTCCTACGTGAAAAAGAAAGGTTAGCGCAGTGCGTATGTTTTTGCAATTGCAACGCGGCGTGCATCGGTTCCTACATAGTGCGGTCCGCTCAGAGCCAGAGGATTTTATCAATGGCCCGTAGGTACGTTCTAGCCGCTGAATCAGCCAGAACTTTGCACGGCTTTTACTGCGCCAACCTCAAAACGGTACTTCTGATTCGTCAATGAAAAGCCAGGTCAGCGTCGACCAGGGGGTTACCAGGGCATGTTGCCTGGGTTCGTCGAAGCAGGTGCCCCGAAAAAACTATCAGCACTCACTGCCGGCGCAGGCGATGCAAACGGGTCTGCGTTGCCGCCGAACATTCCGGCCATCGAGTTGTTCGCAGGCTGTGATGACAGCCCTGCAAACGGATCGCCACCACCTTGGCCAAAGAAGTCGCTACCCGTGGCACCAGCACTCGGGTCGGCGGCTGTGAAAAGCGAATCGTCATAACCGGCGCCACCGCTGAACGCAACACCCTGGCCTTGATACTGAACTGCAATCAACTTGGCGTTGATCTTCTTGCCGTACTGGTTGTCCTGTGCCCACACGTCAACCTGAGCATTCACGTAGCAGCCGCTGTAGATCTTGTTTTGATGATTCTGCGGTGTCAGGATGCGCTTGTTTTCGTCAACGACGACAGGCGGCTGATCGTTGCTCGCACTGACGAACTTCATGCCGGCAAAGCCTTCGTATTCAGACTTCTCGTTGCCTTCGTGCAGGCAAAGTTCCGCCTTCGCAGCGAAAGACCGAACCATGTCCCGGGCTTTGTCCTTCCACTTGTCGGTTGCCACCTGCACGATTGCCTTTTGCATTTGTGAGATGTTGGCAGCACCGTGTGGCGTGGCCGGGTCCATCAGGAACATCGCGGAGCATCGCGAAGCCCCTGTGCCGCCGAATGGCTTCGCGACGTAGATTTCAGGAAAGGCAATGCGAACGATTTTAAGGACAACAAGCATGGTGAAATCTCCAATTAGAAAAAGCCGGTTATGTCGATGGCTGCACCGGCAGGCGGGTTTGCCGGCAAGTCAAATGCCGAAATTGCGTCGTGCGCCGGCCGGACTGCAGGACGTTCATCGCTGACCGGGGCGACGGTGAGCTTACCGTCAGCGCGGTCCACTATCGCTTTCAAATTCTCCCACAATTTCGGATTCGTCTTTGCAAAATTTCCGTCTGCCGTGGTAGGAGAGATCAGCTGCGGCGGCCCGTACATCAGCGCGTGCGCCGTGCCGGCTTGCTCCATCAGCGCCTTAGCCCGTTCTTCGTCTGTCCAGTAACGATTGCCAAGCCGGCCGCGAACCAGCTTCCAACCCGAGCGTTCATCCAGCGTGCCGCTGTTCAGCTCCATGAACATGCGGTGACGCATGCTCTGGCACCATCCTTCGATCAGGTCCAGCACGCCGTAGATCTTCGGCATTTCGGCGGAGCTGACTGCACGCACGACTGGTGTTTGGCCAGGGCTGTCGAAATTAGCGAGCGCCGTTGCGATCGAGAATTCCTTAAGCTCTGGACAGTTAACCGCGAACCTGCAGTATTTGCACTGCTTCTCGCCTGGCGTTGCCGGTGCCTTCGGGTCTTTGCTGAGTTCTGCCCGCTGTCTGATCCAATCGACCCACCAGACGAATTCGTCAATTGTCAAAACAACTTCGTCAACGTGATCGAGCGGCGGCTGAACAATGATCAGGCGCACGCGCTTGATGTTGTGCCACAGCATGTGCTTGATGACGCTGCCGGATGCGTACATCACCAGCTGAGTATTTGGCATCCATGAACCGACAACCTGGCCGGTGACTGCGGCCAGGGCTTCGTCAATTGCTGTCTTTGCGAACACCGGCTCACGGCCTGACTTCAGATCGACGACGCAAACTTCCGCCCCCGTACCCGGAGCGCGTTCGGGAAACAGGATGATTGCATCCGAGGTTCCCTTCGCGCCCTTCTCGCCGGTGATGTGGTCGATGGGTACAGGCTGCTCGATCGCAAGTTCCCCGCCGATGGCCAGCTGCTGCACGAAGCCCGTGTAGGCCCTGGCCGAGTTGACGATGTTCTGGTCTACCGTGTGGCCGTCTACAGTGCCGGCGGAGGGCATGCGGTAGAGGACATCGCCGGTCGCATCGTTTACCAGGGCGTTCTTACCCAGCGTGGCTTCGATCGCCCACGATTCGCCCTGCAAGACCCGGGCACTGATGTCGTGGCAGATCGTGCCTTTTTCGGCTTCTGACTTGTCTCTGAGATCGGGAATTCCAGCTTCCCGATTCAGCTTCGCGAGACACAGCGTCCAAGCGGGCGAGCCGCTCGGTGAACGCTTCGCATGAGCACCGGCCACAGCTTAGCCTTTCGCGTCAGTGCAACCGCGCCAGACAAAGCCCTTTTTCTGGTGCGCCGATGGGGTCTTGAACCTGTTGTACTGCTCGAGCGCAGCCTTTGCGTTGTGCCCGGACGTAAACCATCCGTCAGTCCCTGTGGGATCGAAGTAGTTGTAGACGCGCTGGCCATCTTCCATCTCGCGCTGGAAGACCCCTGACACGACAGGCGGCTCATTCGGTTTGAACCAGGTTGTGAATCGTGACTTCGCCATGATATCGGCCTTTCTGAATTGTCAGGGATCTATGCCGGCGCGCAGCAGGGGTTGCTCAGGCCCCTGGCAGCATGGCCAGGAATTCGGCCCACTTCTGCGGCCCCATCGGCTGCATTGCAGGGACGTTCGGCAGTGCCACCTGGTTCGCGGCGCCGAAGGCGTTCATCTTCGGGACGAATTCAGCGGCATTGTTGCCAATCTTCGTCCAGGCCTGCGCCCTGGTCATGAACTGCTCCCAGGTCAGCGGTGCTTGCTGCTGCACCTGAGCTGCGAACGGATCGGGGGCCGGCGCGGGCGCAGCGACCTGCTGGGCCACCTGCGCAGTATGCGTAGAAGCGACATTCTGTGCCGTCGATCCTGCAGACCCGGGAACGTTTCCCAGCACGCCAAGTGCGGCCAGGGCTTGTGCGACCTTGCCCAGGGTTGCCAGGTCGGGAATCGTGATCAAAAGTTGCGTAGACATTCGGGTTTGCCTCGTGAGTGGTTGTGAATCCGACAATCTCTGTCGGCGGATCGGACTCTAGCAAAAATCGAATTGATCTGTCCAGAATTTTTATAGCTAATTTTGTTTTTATGACCCCTTGCACTTCAGTTCGCTTTAGCTAACAATGCAATCACCTAAACACTGCGATCGGAAGTGTAATCATGCCAAAGGACGACGGCCAACAGTTCTCAGGAGAGGCGAGCTGCGAGCTTGCTGTGCAGAGCCCACGAGAAAAGGCAATTGACGAAATCATCGAGATCCGGGAGGCGATCCTGCGCATGCGTCTGCTGCGACGGATGGTGATGACTACCGACCGGTACTTCGTGGTTGACAATTACGTATGGTATGTGGGTGTGGACCTGGCCAAGCGTATCCAGAATAGCGTCTACGCGTTCGAGGACCTTGTCGAGCAAATTCCACAGCCGGCCCCGTTCCGTTTCAAAATCATGATGAGCAGGGCTTACATCGTGTCGTCTGACCCGATGCATCTCAACCTGGTCAAAGAGGTGAGGTAGTGAGCCTCTGGCTGCTTCACATAGTAGCAATTGGCGCGAGCCTCCTGCTAGTCCAGGACGAAACCGCGAGGTCGTGTGCGCTGGTTGGCGTCTTTTTGGCACTGGCCGTTCAGGCCGCTGGTTATAGGATTTTGCAAGCCATGCTCAAAGACTATTTGCCTTACCTGGTCTTGTTCCTTGTGTGCTTCTCGTTCGGCCTAGACGAGCCTGGAGAATACACACTAATGGCATCCTGGGTGGTTATGCTGGTTTGGCTATTGATTCCAGAATCATGAAACAAATTACATTCAAGATTTCTGATTTCGTTGGGCGTGAGATTGATCAGGGTTTCGTCGTGCTGCGCAGGTTGCGTGATCTTGGCGTGCCCGTGATTGGCGACGGGTGGCCGTGGGCCGTTACGTCAGGCGTGCTGGAGATGCAGCAGGATGCCTTGTGGGGCACGTGCACTTTCACCTGGCACGACTTACGAAGCGTTGACCTGGCCAGCTTTGACAAGCATGTCAGCCTTGACGTTTTCCAATGGTCACGCAACGACTTTCGCAAAGGTCTTTACGTCCTGCAGGAGCTGCGCGAAGCAGGTGTACCCGTCTTTGGCCAAATATGGCCCTGGTCCGTCGAATCCGGTGTGCTAGTCAGTCACGGCTTTGACGTTGTTTTTGGAAATCTCAATTTAAGCTGGAAGGCTTGACATGAAACTCGATATTGAATCCATCATGGAAGCGGCAGGCATCGAGCCTACCGTGAGGCACGTTGCAGGCGTCCGCAGCATCCTTGCGACAGTTGACCAGGTTCGAGCGTCCGATCGCAAAGACGTTATTGTCTTTGCAGCTTACGACGCGGAGGGTAAGGTCGTAACTCGCGGCGAAACCACCAGTACAGACCCTCTGCTGGAAATCAACGTCATGACTACCGCACTGGAACTGACGCGGGCGATTGATCGTGGAATCGACATCACAGCAGCAGACATGTGGACGCACATCACGAAGTCGCTGCCGCCTGACGCGCCGTCTGCTAACAGCGCAATGGTGCGTTCGGCGCTGAAGCAGCGTGACGCGGCCAACAAGCGTTGCGATACGCTGTCTGACAGGAATGAGTTTCTGGAACGGAATTGTGACGCTTTGGCGAAATTGGTTGAAGATCACAAAAAGACAATTTTAACAATGTCGGAATTGGTCAAAGAAGACAGCGCGGAATTAACGAAGTGCAAAGAGAAGGTAGCCATGTTTGACTGGCTGATCGAGCAGTGCGGCTCGACTCGGGACGGCACTTACAAGACGGTAAGCCTTTCTCAAGACGATGCTACCCATGAGTGTTTCGTCAGTGTCGGAGGAGGATGGTACAGAGGAAGCAGCATTGAAGAGGCCATCAAATCCGGCATGAAAGGCGGTTGATCATGTTTGAATTGCTGAAACGCTGGTACGGTGAGTGGGACGAACGCTACAAGCGTCAGGAGGAACGAGCCGGGTACGACTGGGCAAAAAGCCTGATGGAACAGGGACATATCAACAGCGTTGAGCGCTTCGTCGAGTCCGCAGCAGATTTCGGTACACGCAATGCGTTCGATCGCGGCGTGTTGCGCGCCTTGCAGACGTGGCGCAGCGTTAACGAAGCCCCAACTGCTGTGGCGCCGGTCGATGTTGACCTGACGAAGGACATCATCGAGTCCATACCGATGATTCTGCATTGTCCGATGTGCTACATCCAGCACATTGACGACGCGGATTTCAGGCTGCACACGAGCCATTTGTGCACTCGCTGCGGCTTCATTTGGCGCCCAGCAGATGTGCCAACTGTCGGCGTGACCGAACTCAAGACTCATGGCGAGGACGATGGCGACCCTAATGACTGGTTCCCAGCACTCCGCAGCGAAGCAGAAGGCTTTCTTGCCGAAGCTATCTACCAGTATTACAACAAAGTAGGTCTGTCCGACATCGGCGTTTTCAAATTTGCAGAACGCGTCGTACTGTGGGCGAGGGATAAGCCGGAGGAGCGCTTACCGGCGCTGCGAAAGCTTGGCGCCGCGCTTGAGAGTGCTGCACCTAACCGCTGTGCCAGGTTCAGGCATCGCGATACCGGCAAAACCTTCGTGTACATGACCCTGGCCAAGTACCCCGCTGACGAGAAGAAGTCGGTCGTCATTTACAGATCCGAGGGCAGTGGCCAGGTTTGGGCTATGTCTCATGACGACTTCTACGACGGCCGTTTTGAACACCTCATGCCAGACGCCTGATGTTTGACGCCTGACGCCCGATGCTTGACCAGGGGCTAGAAATCATGTCTCAAGAGCGTGACATGCAGTACCGGGCGCAGGACGACATGATAGAAGGTGTCGACTGCGACGATTCAGAAAATGGATGCGCAAGCTGCGGTCGAGCAGCTTGCACAAGTAATCAATTGGAGAAAGTAATCATGAACGACGAAACGAAAAAGCAGCCTACCTCACCGGCTGACGCTGCGGCCAAGACCCCGTCTCCCGAGTTCGATAGCATCGCATCTCGCTGGAAAACTTACAGCGAAGGCGTCGGCATTGAACAGCTCCCCGACCGCGAAAAGGCAATCGCTGCTGCAGTGTTCTTCGCAGGCTTCAAGGCAGGCGTTGGCGCCATGACAGAACTGGGTGCTTATGAAGATCACGCGGCCATGTATTTTCTGAAAAGAATGATACAGGACAGCGCATCCATCAATTCAGCAGGTGAGGCTTTGCTGCGTGCGGTCGGGCTCAACGTACCTGGAGCGGGAGATGTCCCGCATTGAACTGGTGCTCTGAGCGTGGCAGCCGAACATCACAATCCGCTTGCTGACTGGCTGCGCCTGGCCAGCACCGCGGAGCGTAAGCGTGCAGCCGAGCTGATTGGCTGCAAAACTCCCACCTACCTCTACCAGATCGCTAGCAGCTATCGAGGCTGCCCGTCCGCGCGCCGTGCCTTCCAGATGGAGGACGCATTCCGAATAATGCACGATGAGACAGGAGGGCGGCTACCACTCATCAGCGCGCGTCAAATCGCGATGATCGCATCACCGAAAGGAACATGAAATGCCCGATAATGTAGATTCTCTTTTTGATCCTGGGCAGCTGTCAGACGCGGCTGAGCCGTTCCTGATACCACCAAGCAACGTGCGTTGCATCAAGCAGGTTGAATTCTGGTTTCGCGAAGACCCTGAAATCAGGATTCAGAAAGGCGCAAAGATCCTCGGAATTGGCGTTCTGCGCGGCAGTCTTTACCTGTGGGCCAGCGTCGATCCGAGTGCTCCGATTTGCACGCGCTATTTGTGGATGGCTGGCGTAGGCGAAACGCTTCCTGACGATGCTGGCGAGTTCGTCTGCAGCGTGATGACACCGGACGAATCGAAAGTCTGGTTTGTCTTTGACATGGGCGAGTGGTTGGGTGGAGAGATGGCATGAAACACACTATTTTGTCTACTCAACAAGCGGCCTGCTGGATCGAGTTCCGGGCTGCAGTAACAGATGCCATGCAGAATAGCGAAAACGCTGCGCTGCTTATCGAATTGAAACAGCACGATAACGAAGTTGGCTTCTACGACTATGCGATTGCGGTTATGCCGGAAGTCGAGCACTGCGGTCCTGTTGGCAATTTCGGCCATATGTGGGCCTGGCAGGGACGCTATTACAAGGATGGCCACGACGTGCCAGGTAGCAGCGCGAAGGAGCGGGTCTACTTCGATCGCTATTTCTGTCGCGAATGCCTGACGGTTCGCAATACGAACGAAACTGTAATCGGTAACAACTACCGCGCGCCTCTACCCGGGACGTTCGCTGCGTAAAGCGAATTTGATACCCCAGATTCAGCAGGCTGTGGCACACTACGTGCCGCCATCTACCCCGGAGTTCTGTACCATGAGTGACACCGTTAAATTTGAGATTGCCGGCGATGCTGTTTTCAACTTCGGGGGCGCCGGTACCTTGAAACGCCTAAAACCCTTACTGGAGAAAATCTTGAGTGAACTCGACGACACGAAACAGAAGTTGGCAGATCAAAACGCACTGCTGGAAGACGCAAACACAGTGCTGAATACGATGGGCACGACGATCGGCAGCATGGGCAGCCAGCTGAGCAAGGTCTACGAAGAAGTGCGAATCATCAAGGACAAGATCAGTCAGTCCGGCGATGCGATTCCCAGCGACATCGTTCAGGCCATCAACGCGCATGGCAGGAGCATCCAGACCATGCGTGAGACGCTGAGCACGGCCGGCGGCCAGTTGCAGGGCGCCCTGAACAAGCTGCAGGAAGTCGACGATCTGAACGACGACGCACCGGCGCCGCAACCTGGCCAGGGTGAGCTTGGAGGCGTACCTGCTGCCCCGGCTTCTGACACGACTGGAAACACCGAAAGCGCAGCGCCCGCCGCTACGCCGACTCCCTGGGAAGGGGCGCTCGGGTCGGCTGGTGCTGATGTTGACCTTACTGGCGGTGCTTTTAGCGCCGGTAGTGTGGTTGGCGGTGATAGTGGCGCTGGCAACGACGGGCGCAACACAGCCTGAGCCTTAGGCGGTGCTTCACGCCTGCGCGTTCGCAGCTAGGCCGGTCTGTTACGGTAGTGGTGTTGGGTAGTAGTGGGTAGGTGAACAGGCTCGCTCTAGCAAGCCGATGATGCCGGCGTGAAGGAAGGGGTGGCGACAGACCCCTCGCGAAAGCGGAATTCTGAAGAGGAAGCGCCCGATTCGTCGGGCGCTTTTCTTTTGGCGTTCCGTATTTGCATACTGGAACGTAGGCGCGCGCCGGTGCGCGTATGTGCATGTGTACACGCCCGCGCGTGAATAGCACAAGACTCAAGGGGTGCGCTGTAAGAAAGTTCGCAGCGCCTCCCCTAGTTCCTGATAGTCTATACGGACCAACCACTTAGACGATTGACTACTGCCATGTGTACAGACCAGAAACGCATCCGCGCCCAGCGCCCGACTGCGCAGAACTCAAATTGTCCCGACGACGCATGGCGGGATGCCGTTGACAATGCGCTGGTGTCAGTAGGGCTAGGTGGCCTAGGCCCTGATGATCTTGCTTCGAGCGCTGTGGCCAAGCTGCTCCGCTGGGCACAGGCTTGTGCTCTCGATCCGAAATTGTCTTCGGAAGCGTCAAAACAGATCCGGGACCGCAAGCGTGATCCGGGCGACCCCGTCGCGTTCATGCAGATCGGTGTCGCCGGCAGCGTGTACGAAGGCGCAATGGTGCCGTGCACCCGGCTGCCTAAACGGTGGAATCCGAGATCCTGGCGTTATGAGCCGCTGACGTGGGCGCGCGGCCGCAGGGACAAATATCATGTCGATGAACAATTGAAATTGCCAGATCTTGCGGGTGCGCTTGTAGATGATCGTGACGACAAAGGAGCTAATTCGTCGATCGGGAGCTGACACCGTGAGCGGAATTCCACTTAACCATTCATTCCACGCCCCTGCGCTGCCGCAGGCCCTGGCCAAACTACCCACCTGGCTGGTCTGGCGATTGATGCCAGCAGAACCCGGCCGCAAGCCCCCCAAGATCCCTTATTACGCTTCTGGCAAAGTGCGCGAAGGCGGCCAGGGCACGCCTGAAGACCTGGGCTCATTGGTAAGCCTGGACCGCGCCTGCGCTGTGGTATCGAGCCGGAACAAGTACACCGGCGTTGGCCTGGCCATGATCGCCAGCAATGGAATCGTCGGGCTCGATTTCGATGATTGCGTGCTTGACGGCGTCGTCGATCCGCGGGTACTGGGCGTGCTGCAAGGCACCTACGCTGAGTTCTCGCCCAGCGGCAGCGGGGTGCGGGCCTTCTTCCTGGGGTCGCTGCCCGACCGCAAGGACATCAAGGCCGAGGTATCGCTGGAGGTCTTCCATGGCAGCGGATACCTGACCGTCACCGGCAACGTGCTGCCCGGCTGGTCGGCCTGGGGCTGGGACCGACAGGTAGCACCTCTAAACGACACGATCAGGCGACTTTATGAAAACTACTTTGGCCAGGGCTCGTCCACGGGCGGCAGTTCCGCAAACGACGAAAACTGGATCGCTTCGCCTCCCATCGGTCTATCAATTGAACAAGCAACCGCGATGCTCGGGGCGATGGACCCGAACTGCTCCTATCAAGAGTGGATTTGGGCAGGTCAGGCACTACATCACGAGTTCGGGGGAAGTGCGGCATCTCTTGAAATCTGGCGCGAATGGTCCAAGCGGTATACGACTGGCCCAGATGGCAAGTCAAATGCGTATGTTGGAGACGATGTTGTCGATACCAAATGGTCCGGCTTCGGGCGCTTCCGCGGTCGCCCGATCACTGCAGCTTATTTGCTCAAGCATGGTAAGGTCGCTCAGGTTGCTGCACGTTATGAAGGACTGCGCGAGTGGAAAGCGCGTGTCGTCGCTGCTGTCGATGATTTCGAATTACGTGAGAAGGTCTGCGCAGAGATAGCGCGCGACGATCGGCTGACCGACATCGAGCGTGAAGCGCTCGCCGCCGATCTTAAAGACCGATTCTGGAATCTGAATATCAAGCTTCCGCTCGGGCAGATCCGCAAGCTGATTGCGCCGCCTGAAGTTCACATCCCCGTCGTGCGGATGGCCAGGCCACTGACCGAATTCGGGATGATGGAGAGGATGCTTGACCAGTGGGGTAGCACCTTGATGTATGTACCCGAGATGGCGCAATGGCATGTCTGGACGGGGGTGTATTGGCGAGCTACCACGCGCGTTGAGATCGAGTGGTACGCGAAGGAGACAATTCGCGAATTGCCGAAAGAAGCCGGGCAGCACCGGGACGCGGGAGCGTTCTTTGAGTTCTGCGCGTTGTGTCAGCAGGTACGCATGGTGCACAACATGATCGCCCTGGCCGTATCGGACCCCAGGGTCATGGTGCCTGCGGAAAATCTCGATCAGAAACCCGGCCTGCTCTGTGTGCAAAACGGCGTGGTGGATCTGCGTACTGGCGAGCTGCGTGTACCCGACCCGAGTCTGCGAATTACGAAATGCTGCAGCACCAATTACCGGCCAGGGGCTGCCGCTGAGGCGAAGCTGTGGAAGCAGACGCTACTGGATGTTTTCTCAAATGACATGGAGCTGGTGGACTTCTTCCAGAGGCTGATCGGCTACACCGCAATGGGCGATCCGACGCTCGACATGATGGTGATTCCGCACGGCAATGGATCGAACGGAAAGAGCACGGTGCTTGGGATCATTCGCCGGATGTTCGGGAGCTACGCCCGGGCGGCGGAGGCCGGTACGTTTGTCGCCGATAGCAAGATGGGGGCGTCGGCCGGTGGCCCAAGGGAAGACCTGGTCAGGCTCAAGGGAGCGCGCATGGTCTATGTGAACGAGCCGGATGAGAACGGCGAATTGCGGGAAGGGGCTGTGAAGAGCATGTCCGGGGGCGATGCGATCACGGCCCGCGGGGTGCACGCGCTGGCGTCGATCGAGATCATGCCGTCATGGGTCGTTTTCTTACCCACAAATCACAAGCCAATCGTCAAGGGATCGGACACCGGCATATGGCGGCGCTTGACGCTGATTCCCTTCTTGAGGAACTTTGAATCCGACATATGGATTGCAAAAGATCCAGATCGTGAATCAAAGCTTGCAGGAGAGCTTGAAGGGGTCCTAGCCTGGTGCGTAGAGGGGGCGATGCTTTACTTTGGCCAGGGCCTGGCCCAGCCATCCTGCGTTAAGGCTGCTCGTGAAGCCTATCGGTCAGACATGGACCTGCTTGCTGAATGGCTGGATGAGTGCTGTGACGTTGGGGAAGGCTATATGGAAAGATCAAACAATCTGTGGAAATCATGGGAATTTTTCGCTAAGGAACGCGGGCTGTTAACCTACATAAAGAACGCCACTTCCCTAAGCCGAAAATTAGACAGTCGCTTCCCTGCAGCTAGAGACAGTGACGGTACTCGTTTGCGTAGAGGTATCCGTTTACGCGATGGTGGTCAAACGGAAAAATCAGTCATTGACGCTTTTGATTGAGTCATTTAGCGATAGCGCAGTGATTTTAATTTAGGTAGGGATAACCCTTAAAGTTCCTATGTATTACATTGACGGATCTAGAATTGCTGACGCATCTGACGCAATATGGGGTTTTTAAGTTTGGAAGCTAATACGCGTCGATGCTAAAGGGAAAAAGGCGAAAATGCGTCAGATGCGTCAGCAATTCTAGAAACGAATGTAGGAGATCAAAACATGAGTTCTCGTTTAAAATATGGTCTTTTGGAAGAATTAGCCAATGAGATCGGATACACAGCCACAAACAGCCTAGTTGATTGGTTTGGAGGCGCTCGATTGTTCATACCAGAAGTCATACACGAAACCCACCCTATTGCGCAAATCATCGGAATGCCGGCGGCGGCCCACCTGGTCAAATGGATGGATAGACATGAAGCTTTGGGAACATTCCAAACGGGAGATAAAGGCAGCGTTCGGCGGGTTTGGATCGGGATGAACATCCAGCGAGAGAATGACAGACGTGACAGGATGATCGTGGGCATGCTGAAAGAAGGCTGGGGTAGGGTAGAGGTGGGTAGGATATCTGGAATGGCACAGACACACGTATACAAGCTCCAGAAACGGGCTGAAAAGATGGGAATGCTGCCAATGACGTTTGAAGATGAGGCTGGCTATGACGAAATTTCAAATGGAAGTCCCCAGGAAAACCCACCCCCTGAATCTACCATTCAAAAGTCCCCAGGAAAACCCACCCAGGAAACCCGGGGTCTTAACGGAAATTCAGGACTGAAAGTTAAAAAGCCGGTCGTTCGTGGCAAACGGCCGGCTTGGTAGTAAGTTTTCGTTTAGCTTGATCTTTTCGTTTAGCTTGATCTTTTCGTTTAGCTTGATCTTTTCGTTTAGCTTGATATTTTCGTTTAGACCTGCTTTTCGTGGTGCTCTGCTGCGCTCGGTGACCGGCTCAGGCCCGGTGTCTTTTGCCTATGAGCGCCGGTGGTGTACAGCGCTTGCCGGGCCCAACCCTGGCCAAGATGCAAGCATCCGGCCTGCTCGAACTACACCTGTCCCGATGAGGGCTTGCCTGCATTGCCGAACCTTGACGCGTGCTTCATCAGCTCTGCGTGAACATCACAATCGTCTGGTACTTGTGACAGAAATTGAATTGACTCTTTGTACTTGACGAACGCAGCGAAGCACTTGGTGTATAGGTCTGGAGAACACCCGTGCAGACTTGCGTTTGTGATGGCGTTGCTTATGACGTGATGATGTGCCGTCAGCGTTGCGCTGATCAGGGTGGGGTCACCAACATCCTTTGCGAATCGCATGCTTGTCTGAACGACCAGGTTCACCATTGACACCGACATCACAGCGTCGACCGGGTAGTCGGCTATCAGCTTCTGCATGCCCGCCTGCATTTCCTCGTTAATGTCCACGATTGGTTCCTTCGTTGAAGAGTGGTGTCTTGAAGTTTAGCGTGATACGGCTTAAAAATCTACATTGCAAACGAAAAATCACACATGATTATTTGTTTAGCCTAGTGATTTTTCGTTTAGATGTCTGTGCGTTTTCATTGTGAAATTTATGACAGGGCGAATTTTAGATTAAGCGCTAGAAGATTTCAAAAATTTTGAACAGGATCGCTTTTCAGATTTATAGCGATATGAATTTTCGTTTAGATCGTGATTTTTCGTTTAACTCTCGCTCGGCGCAGCGACCTGGCCAGACGAACGCATCTAAACGAGAAATCAGGCCGTTAGAAATCAGGTAAATGATAATTTTGCATTATGAAATTTTCATAATGCGGGATTTTTGGTTAAAGAGCGCTCACTTTCATTCGCCTGCCCACCGGCGCTGAACTCCAGCCAGCTGGCGCCCGGCGCTGAACTCCAGCCAGCTGGCGCCCGGCGCTGTCCTGCTGGCGCCCGGCGCTGAACTCCAGCCAGCTGGCGCCCGGCGCTGTCCTGCTGGCGCCCGGCGCTGAACTCCAGCCAGCTGGCGCCCGGCGCTG